ATCTGGTTCCAGATGGCGCCGCGCACGAGCGACGTCTGCAACTTGGCAATGTTCCCGGCTTCCATCGTCGAATTGATGGTGATCCCTGCGCGGATCATGTCCTCGGAGTACGCGTTGACACCCTGCTTGGCCATCCAGGAACCGCGGAACAGCATGTCGCAGAGCATGCGGTTGCGGGTGATGGCGTTCAGCGCATAGGTCGCGCCGGCCGCCTGGTTGTCCATGCCTGGGCCGATGCCGATCCGCGCCGCCATGTTCTGGAAGCTGTCCGCCGTGGGGACAGCGCGGATCTGAGTGCCTTCGGCGTCGGCTGTCATTGCGGCGGTCTCCCTTTCTGGGCGAGGCGCATCCAAATATCCCCCTTCGGATTATCGAGCAACGAGAACGCGCGGGAGAGAGCGTCGACGATGTCCTTCTTTGCGCCGTGCGGAAAGTACCGAAGCTCTTCGATCAGCACGCTGTTCCAGGGCGCCTTCACCATCAGGAAGTTCCCCACGTTCACCTGCGAGGCGACGGGAGCGGCCCGGGTCTCCTTGCTGCCGGACTCCGGCGACGTGATGACCTTGTGGCCCTTCAGCCGTCCGACCAGGTAGGCGATCTGTGCCTTGCCAGCCTGGCCGGGATCCTGCGGCAGACCCACCGCGCAGGGGAATTTGTCGGCGTTCGACGTGTTGACGATCGCCGCCTCGACGTCCTGCGGGCCGCCGCGCAGCCGCACCATGTCGAGGATGCAGAACCGGCCGTCGCGCAGCCGGCCCAGCTTCAGGCCAACCGTCCAGTCCGGATCGCGCGATCCCACCTGGGACGTCGCCGCCAGGTCCCAGCCGCGGCCCTTGGCATCGCAGGGAGGCTCGACCTCGACAACCTCGATCTTCTCCGGCTGGAACAGCAGGCCGGACGAGACGAGAGGCTCCTGCTGGTAGAGGCACGAGAATTCGATCTCGCCGATGGCGCGGCGCTTGCGCGCGATCGCCTCTTCGTCCTCCCACCCAGGCCACAGCGCCTCGCCTGGCTTGCGGCCGAGCGGGTCGGGCCGCGGGTTGCCATCCGGATCGGGCCCACGCGCCAAGGCGGGCAGGTCGAGAACCTTCCAGCGATCGCCGCCGTTTTCCTGCTCCTGCAGGAGGCGGCCGGCCAGGTCGTCGGGGTGCCAGCGCGTCTGGATCAGCACGATCGCCGCGCCCGGCTTGAGGCGCGGAATGACCTCGGCCCGGTACCAGTTCCAGACCCTTTCCCGCGTCGTCGCGCTGTCCGCCTCGGCCCGCCCCTTGATCGGATCATCGATCAGGAACAGGTCAGCGCGGCGGCCGGTGATGCCGCTGCCCGCGCCGGCCGCCCGATAGACGCCGCCAAGCGAGGTCCGCCACAGTTCCTTCGCGTCGGAGGTCGGCCGGTAGCCGAGGACGTCCTGATCCTCCAGCACGAACCGTTGCACGTCCTGGCTGAAATCCTCGGCCAGCTTCGAGTTGTAGCTTGCCGCGATGATGTCCTTCCGGCCCTTGGTCAGATAGAACGCCGGGAACAGCTTTGAGCCGTAGGTCGATTTCGCGGAGCCGGGTGGTAGCTGGATCAGCAGCCGGTCGGTGATCCCGTCGAAAACCTCCTGCAGCGCTTCGATGATCAGCCAGTGGTGCGCAGCAGGCTCCTGGCCGAACCGATGCAGAGCGTATGCGCAGTAGGCGCCGAAGTTACTCCGGCACCGGCGGCGGAGCATTTCCTCCGCGATCATAAGCTTTTCGCTTTGCAGCCTGCTCAATCGCGGCGAGGCGAGCCTTGCGCTCGGCAAGCTCTTCATCACTGAGGCTAGAGACATTCAGGTCGCCCTCGATGTCCACCTTGTGGTGCTCGCGCCACCCAGCCTGGGTCTTCAGGAAAAAGCAGACCGCCCAGGGTTTCCCCTTCAGCGCCTCCTGCACCAGGATCCCGGAGATCGTCGCGGTGACAACCTCCTGGCCGATTTTCAGTTCCTCCTTGTAGTGCTTGCGGAGGGTTGATTCGGCGATGCGGAGATAGGCCGCGATCCCGCGCCTGGTGTTGCCCGTGGCGATCATCGCCTGGACCGCCCCGCGGGTGTTGTCGGTCGGCTGGTGCAGGATCTTCTTCGACATCGGAGGCGTTCACGTCACGCCGCGGGCGCTTCCGCCTCAGCCGCGGCAGGCGCTTCCTGGCGAGACAGCGCGAGCGCCTCGATCCCCAGGCCGGTTTCGACGTGCGCCGCCTTCTGGCCGGTGAATTGCTCCCAGCGGCGGACGGCGAGGTCGACATACGCCGGGCTGATCTCGATCGCGTGGCAGAGGCGGCCCGTCATTTCCGCGGCGATGATCGTGGTGCCGGAACCGGAGAACGGCTCGTAGACGCGATCGCCGTGCGCGCTGCTGTTCTCGATCGGGCGCTTCATGCACTCGACCGGCTTCTGCGTGCCGTGGCCGAAGCCAGCGTCCTCCCGAGACTTTATCGGCCAGATGGTGGTCTGGGAGCGATCGCCGTTCCAGTGCCCGGCGGCGCCGGAGCGGACGGCATACCAGGCCGGCTCGTGCTGCCAGTGGTAGTCACCGCGGGAGAGGGCGAAGCGGTCTTTCGACCAGATGATCTGAGCGCGGATATTGAACCCGGAAGCAGTCAGGCTCTCGGCGACGGTACCGGCATGCAGGCCGCCGTGCCAGACGTAGGCGACGTCGCCGGGGAACAGCGCCCACGCCTGGCGCCAGTCAGCCCGGCCGTCGTTCTGCACCACGCCCAGCTTGCCGGGGTTCAGGTTCACGCCGGCGCGCGCCCGCCAGGACGGGTCATAGTTCACGCCATAGGGCGGGTCGGTGACCATCAGGTGCGGCTTCGCGCCGTCCAGCGCCGCCTTCACCACGCCCTCGACGGTGCAGTCGCCGCAGACCAGGCGGTGGGTGCCGAGCGCCCAGATATCGCCCAGCCGGGAGATGACCGTGGCGCCCTGCTCCGGCATCGCTTCCGGGTCGGCGTTGCCGCGGTAGCCGGTGAGGCGGTTGGCGAAGTCCAGGTCGAACCCGGTCAGGGTCACGTCGAATTTCAGGTCGGCAAGAGCGGCGAATTCGACCGCCAGGATCTTTTTGTCCCAGCCTGCCTGCTCGGCGATCCGGTTGTCGGCCAGGACGTAGGCGCGCTGCTGGGCTGGGGTCAGGTGGGACAGGTCGACGGTGGGCCCCTGCTTTGGGTCCGGGTTGCCAGGGATCGCCTGGCCGGCGTCGCGCATCTCGATCGCCGCCATCAGGCGGCCGTGCCCGGCGATCATGTGGTTCCCGGAGATCGCCATCGGCGTCGTCCAGCCGAATTCGGCGAGGGAGCGGCGGAGGGCAGCGATCTGGGATTTCGGGTGGGTCCGGGCGTTCTGGCCGTACGGGATCAGTTCGGACAGGTCGCGGTAGACGATCTCGAGGGCCATTTCAGCGGCCCTGGTCGGCGGTCGTGGTGATGGACTGATCGCTGGTCACTGCCCCGTTTCCCAGCGCCAGAACGGGCTACATGGCCGGCTCGCTTATGGCGCTTTTCTGGATCATGCGGGATTTAGGACAGATATTGGCCCAACGTGTCAAGCATCTCGCCCGGCGAGACGGGCTACATCGGCCCGAGCGGCGGATAGCTGGCGTCGTCAGGGGCGTCGTCCAGGGTGACGGGATCACCGTGCCCGGTGACCGCCTGGCGCCGCCGGTGGGCCAGGCGTCGGCTGACAAACGCGCGGCCGGCCGGCGTGAGAGCCGGCGAGGTCGCCATCTTGTCCAGGCGCTGGATGAGGACGTCGATCGCGCGGGTCACTTGCTCAATTCCTCCACAATCCGGGAAGGAAACCAGGCAATCAGGGGATCCTCATCCGGCATCATCGTGTGAAAGGCGAGGATAGCGGCGCGTGCGGCTTCGCCAGCACGACAGCGCACTCCGCAGTTGCATGGCCCCAACTCACCGCAGAGTGCGTGTGCGGCAAGCTCCAGCGCCTTCTCAACGCCGGCGTGGCATTTGTCGGACGCAGCGGCATGGCGCGCTGCTTCCTGGGAACGGGGGGCCGCAATGGCTTCCAGCGCCGCGACCTGGGACCGGAGGCGAAGGATCTCGGTGATAGCGTCTCGGCGAACCTTGCCCTGCTGTTCCGCCCAGTCTTCCAACGAGAGATGCAGCAAACTCGGGACGTTCTTGAGCCGATCGACGATATCCTGCTCGCTCATGTCCGGAGGGATACGCCCCTCGCCATCGATCCATCGGCTGATTGCCTCGTCATTGGGTATGGGCGGGTCGGCCGGGTCGCTGACCCGAACCCAATGGTCGCTGCCGTCCTTCCCCTGCACCCACTTCCTGGCCCGGTTAATCTGCATCTTGCGATCGATCGCCATGTTGAGAGGGACGCCGACGAAATTGGAAAGGTCCTCGAGCATTCTGCCTATGCCGGTGACCTCTCTCGCAAACCAATCTGCCTGGAACGGTATCGGATCGTCACCGTGCGGAACGCTCGACGCCAGCGCGGCACATCCTTGAAGCAACAACGCCGCACGCTCCCATGCGCCAGGTTCTTCAATCCATCCCATGTCCGGCAGACCCGGCACTTTCTCTCGGAGGTCAATGTCCGTGATCTCGCAGATGCGAAATAGGATGATCGCAACGTCGGCGCACTCGAGCGCCACTTTGAATGGGTCCATAGGTTCAGAGACAATTTCGCGCAGGACCTCCGCGACCTCGGTGTTCATGCGTGCCGCCAGCTTCGGCAGCGTGCCCAGGTCGCCGAACGTCTCGATCGCCCAGGCGACGATCGTCTTTTGCGTTTCCATCGGTTTATTCCTCAGTTGCGGTTGGTGGTTGCTGGTGCGGTAGCAGTGGCACCGGTTGGGGATCGTCGCCAGAGTCCGTCAGCGGCCAGAATTCGTCCTCGGTCGCCTGGCGATGCAGAACGCCGGATTCGCCAGGCGTCGGCGTGATCGCCATTCCGCAGTATCCGACATCAGGACGCGCCTCCGTCTTGTACGCCCAGACGATCTCCGTCGCGCCTTGGTGCGCGATCTTCGCCCCGGGCATGCGCAGCGTCCGCTCGATCGGGCCGGTGACGTGCTCGTGAACCTTGAGCAGATACCAGCGCCAGGCCATGCACTCGTCGGCGCGGCACCGGTCGGCGCTGCTGCTGGCCAGGCCGACCATCTTCATCGGGCACATGCGCTTGCGTGCATCCGCGGTCGTCATCACTCGCATGGTTGTGCCCTTCCTCTACCGTGATGCCCAGCCGATCGCGGCGGCGATCGCGGTGTTCATTTCTCCCGTTGCCCACGCGAGGTGCCGTGGCGTGATGCCTCGGAGGCTGCCCATGTCCTCCATCACCTTCGCACGCCAGAGCCACCACCAGAACAGTTCCTCGGCGCGGAAACACCGCGGGTCGACGCGCGTGAGCGTCGGGACGATCTTCAAGATCTGCGCCTCGGTCATGGTCTACCCCTCTCGCGCGCAGCGGCGCTGGCGGCACGCGCCGCAGCGGTGGCTTCCGGGTGCCGCACATGACGATGCTGCTTGCGTCCACCCTTGGTCGTGAATTTCTTCCCGCATTCAGAACAGACAAAGCGCTTCAGCTTCGCTGGTGTTTGCCGCTGCGGCTGTGGATCGCGATCGTCGGACAGCAATTCGTCGAACCCTTCCCCATACTCCAGGCCAGCGATGTCGTGCGCCATGGCCCAGAACGCGCCGTCTGGCAGGTCCATGCTTTCGGCGATCTCCATCGCATCCTTAAATCGCATCTTCGGGCGCTTACTCATGTCACCACCCGGAACATCGCGCGGCGCATATCGGCCGGCAGGTTGCGCTGGGCGACGATGCGCCTCGCCGTCTCGGTCGGCAACGCGTCCTCGGTGCGCGGCCAGGCCGCCTGGAATTCGCCGGCGGTCGCCGGGTTGGCGCCCTGGCGCTGCAGGGCAACATCGACAGCGCGCCAGGCGTTGTCGGAGTACGTGCGTTTGAACATTGGTCCTGGTTCCTCGTTGCGGTCGGAGCCGGTCGCTCCCGAGGGCGAGGGCGCGTGGCCCTCGCAGACGGCAGCGGCCGGCGGTCAGGCGGCCGGCACCGCGCGCCGGAGTGCCGCGTGGTAGGCGGTGATCGTCCGCGACAGAGCCTCCGTTGCGGCAAGGGCTGCCTCGGCGTTGTTGGCCGCCTGCTGGGCGGCGATCGGCGCCAGGGCGCTGTGGCCCGTGTTCGCCGTCTGGCGGTCAGCGACGGCGCGCATCGCGCACTGGCGGACGTAGGCGGCGATTTCGCGGGCGGCTGTGGTGCCAACCTCGTCCGCCATCTGGGTGGCGAGACGCGCGGCGGCTTCGGCCCGCCTGGCTGCGACCTGGGCGGCGTCGATGCTTTTGGTATCCGGGTGGGCGACAGGCATGGGGTGGTTCTCCCTCCGAGTTGCGGTCGGCCGGGCGCGAGTGCTGCGCCGGCGCAACACCCTTAGACCGAGCGCAGGCGCAACTGCAACGGGAAATCTGGCTGCGCGAGATATTCGACCGATATGGCATCATTTTGCTTTGTCCGTCCGGAGCAACACGCTAATGGTCGCCTTGCCGGCGGATGCCGGCCCGAGCCACCGCAATGGACAGGAACCTGAGCATGACCGCAACCTCCCCCACCGCAACACCCCTGCAGACCAAGGTCCTCCGCTCGGTCCTCACCAACAGCTTCACCGCCTTCAACTATGGCAGGCCGCCGGCCGGATACGAGTTCAACGCGAGCGACTTCCAGGTCTGGTCAAACTGCATCGACGACAGCGACGAGAGGGACTGCCCGAAGGGCAAGCAACTGGCCGCGGTGGTCGGCACCCTGGTGCAGGCCGGGCACCTGAAGAGCGACGGCGAGTGCGTCACCCTGACGAAGACCGGCTTCGACATCGCCATGGCTTCCTACGCCGCCTGATCAACCGCAACCCAGCCAGGGCTTCGGCCCTGGCGCCTCCGCAACAAGGAGCTTCGCCCATGCATCCCACCGACGAATACCTGGCCCAGGTCGCCGCCCGCGAAGCCGCCGAGCAGCGGATCGAGCGCCAGGCCGAGCGCGAGATGAACGCGCTCGATCGCCGCCTGGTGAGCGGCAGCCTGACCCAGGCGGATTACGACGCCGAGGTCCGCGCGCTGGATGCGCGCACGGAGGCTTCCTACCTCGCCCTCGCCTAGCGCGGGGGGATGCCGGCCCGCAACGCCGGCATCTCTCTGCGCTCGGCAACCGCGCAGATCACCGGGCAGCACGCCCACCAACAGGAGACCGCAACAATGACCACTACGATCGCCGAGACCCACCTGAACCGCTCCTGGTCGAGCATGAAGGCGGCGAACCAGTACCTCCGGCGCAACGGGCTGAACCTCACGAAGCTGGGCTACACCGTCCGCGAGCGCGAGATCGCCAAGGGCAACGTCGTCTTCGAGATCGTCTCGATCGACCAGGCGCAGGCCGCAGCGGATGCCGAGGACGCGCGCGACACGGCCGCACAGGCGGCGCCGGAGCCGAAGGCGGACGTCCTGCCGCAGCACAAGCCGGGCCGGCGCGTGGCGCCGACACAGGCGGCGGTGGCGGCCGAACCGGTGCCGGCCGCGCCGATCGCCACGCCCACGGTTGCCTGGGACCGGAACACGCCGATGCCGGCGCGCTGCATCATCGAGTTGGTGACCGGCGACGAGGACGGACACTGGCCCGGCGACGTCGCGGTCGTCACCGCCTTCAAGTCGGCGAAGCGCCTCAAGGTGATGGTGCGGGTGCGCGACGCGTCCGACCCGGCCCGGGTGGTCTACGAGACGACCGGCAAGAAGGCGAAGGCGGCGCGCGCGGGCAGCGGCGCGGCGCGCGCGGGCAACGGCGAGAACGAGCGGATCATCCTCGAGCAGCTTCGCCGGGATGGCGGCGCGACGGCGACGGAGATCCGCACGGCGCTCGGCTGGAAGGCGATCGCGGCGGAAGCCTACCTGACCAAGTTCGCGGCGAAGCGTGGGCTGAAGTTGGCGATCGCCAAGGGCGCGACGCGCGCGGCGACCCGCTACTCGGTCCCGGCGGCGGAATAGGAGGGCACAGCATGACCACCACCCACCGCGTGGCGACCTGGGAACACGTCAGTCCCATCAACCGCTACAGCTACCTCGGGCTGGTCGACACCGGCCGGCCGCCGCAGCCGGTCCTGATCTGGAAGGACAGGCCCTGCTACGTGGTGTCCTTCAACCGGGTGCCGAAACGGCACCCGGGCCGCGGGACGGTGACCTACGTGCATGTGCGGATGCTCGACACGGACGACCAGGCGGCGCACCGGTTCACCATGACGGAATGGGCCGCCTGCAACGCCAAGGCGGCGCCGCTGGACTATGCCCACCCCGCGCTGACGAGGGCCACGCCATGACCAGCAAGCACGAATGGACCGAGTCCATGACGCTCCACGTTACCGGGCGCGGGTTTTCCGAGTTGGGATTTCGGGTGCTTTGCGACGGGAGGGATATCGGCATCACCCGCCACAAGCGCACCAACGGCAGGCCGCAATACCGGATCGTCCTCGACGAGTTCCGGCACAAGGACGATTCCTTCGACAACATGAAGGCGCGCGGTGTCGGGCTGTATGCCTGGCTGGACCATCGCGCCAAGATCGCGGCGGGTGAAGGAGGCGGATCATGAACATCCGCACCTGCTCCTGCGGCTCCGGCAAGCCCCGGCGCGACCTCACCGACGCGCGCGGGATCTTCTGCGCCTACGTCTGCGACGATTGCGAGGCGGAGAAGCGGGCGCGCTACCGGCCGGAGATCTTCACCGACCAGGCCTACGACGCCGACGAAGCGATCGAGGACGATGAGCCATGCTCCAACTGCGCCCATGTGTGGGTCGGGTCGGAGGATGAGCGTTTCGGGGAGCCGCGCCGCATCTACTGCGAGTTATGCGGCGCGGACGGGGATGCCTGACATGGCACAGGAATTCACGATGAATCCGGACGACGAAGCGCCAACTCCGCGCATCGAGATTGTCCGGTACCGGGGTAAGCGCGGAAGTTATGCGCACAAGCTGGAAATCATCTATCTGGCTCGCGCGGTCGGATACGGCGGCAGGCACATGAAGCTTGATCAAAGCACGTGGCACGGCAAGGACCTGAAACACGCCGAGCGCGAGGCGGAACAGTGGGCCGTCATGTTCGGGCTTCCCATCGTGCGCATCGACGCCACCGGACACGAGAGAGGGTTCCTGCCACCCGATCCGATCGCCTGGGACATGAAGACGGAGAGGGACTGACATGGAACGCGCTGTCCCGAACCTCTACGCGATCGACGGTCTCTGCCACAACGCCGAGCCTGGCACGTACGGCCACGAGTGCGGCAAGCCGGCGACCTGGGTCGGCACCAAGCCGAACGGGTGGCAATCCGGATTCTGTGACGACTGCAAGGCCCGCGGATTTGAGGCGGCCGGCTTCACCACCTGGACGAGGAAGGACTGACCGATGCGGACGCTGCAGCGCCTGGTGATCGCGGCATTCGCCCTGGCGATTGTGCTCTCGATCTGGGCGCGCGCAGCGGATCGCGTCCTGGCGTCGATCGACCATTTCGTCCGCTGAAATGGCCCGCTTATGCGCGCCAGGGCGAGCCTGGCGCGCACCCACCGGCGAGTTGCGGCCGCTCGGTTCCCACTGAAAATCCAGAGATTTCCGGCGGCGCCAGGTCAGGCGTCACCCTCCGCGCGCGCTTTCGGCGCTTTAAAGGCGACGATCGTCATCCCACGCGCCTCGTAAAACTCGATCAGGCGATCGAGCGCGCCGGCGAGGTAGCCCACCAACTGGCGGCGGTTGACCCGCATTCCGATCGCGCAGACGCGCACGCTCACCCCGCTCAGGACGACCGCGTGCAGGATAGGCGCCTGTGTGCCGCAGTGGGCCAGCGCGGCGGCCAGGCGGTCGCGGGTGGCTACCTGTCCCGCCAGGCGGAGGATCTGGCCCTCGTGGCCCGCACCGCCGCCGCCAGTCCGGAGCAGGTCCAGCGGTGGCGGGGCGATTCCGGCACCGACCTCGTCCCAGTCCCGCAGGAGGATCTCGGCCGCCGCGACGTGCCTGGCGGTGATCATGCTGCCTTCCTCGTCGGTGCCGCGGCTGCGGCCGAGGGAGTGCAGGGACGAGATCACGTTCCGCCGGGTGATGCGCACGGATCCGGCGAGGGTGGTCTCGACCTCGATGCGTGCCCCGCGGAGGACGGCACCGGAGCGGTCGACGACCGGTTCTCGCTGGGCCCGGGGCACGATGCGGTCGGCCGCCCGATCACGGTCCAGCGGCGCGCGGGCGGGCCGCTTGGTCACGCCGGCGGGTCCAGTTCCGCACGGCTGCAGGCGTCACGCCCTCTGGCGGCGTGCGCGAACAGGAGGGTCTGGAAGGCGGCGACCGTCGTGCGGAATTCCTCGTCGGTGTCCGTGCCGCGGGCCAGGAGCCAGAGGATCGCCTTCGCCTGGCCGGCGTAGCAGACCGATCCCGGGACGCCGCTGCGCAGGCAGGCCAGGGTGCGCCCGACCAGTTCGGCGGCGAGCGCGTCGCTTTCCATGGCCCGCTGCCGGAGCGCCGCCTGTTCCATCCCGGCGACCAGCAACTGGACCGATCTGGGATGCTTGATTTCACCCGGCATGCTTGGCCCCCCGCTCGCGCACTGCCTTGTCGAAATAGGCCAGGGACCGGATCTCGCGAGCGACGTATTTCGGCCGGGCCGCGACATCGGCGATGGCTGGCAGGATGACGCTATCGGGAACGAGACCGTCCTGCAACCACTGGACGAGCGGTGTCCAGTCGCCTCGCCAGTGGGCGTCGTTGATGTTGGCGGCGGAGCAGACCTGCTTGGCGACCACGTCGAGGTAGTATCCGCCGACCACTGGGTGGCGTGATCCGTCCTCGTCGACCTCGGAGGCTGGCGCGAGGGATTCCCACCGGGCGGGCGGGTCGGAGAGGCGTGGCATTTTCCGGATATCCACAGCCGCGCGCGCCCGCGCGTCTGACTCTGACTCTGATTCTGATTCTGACTCTGACTCTGGAATAAGCCGCCCGTTATGGGGAGGGTTAACCCTACCCCGGCGGCTCGCCTTAAGGGATGGATTGCCGCCGCCGCGGCCCCATTGTGCGCTAAGTTCCTGAAACTCCCTGTCTCTCACCATCCTGCGGGAGTAGATCACCCCCTCGGGTGTGAGCGAAAACACGCCTGCGTCCTGCAACTCTTTCAGGAGGGTTTTCGTGCGATTTTCGCTCAAACCGACGAGTTTTCCGATGAGAATCGGCGTCGGCGCGATCGGTTTGCCCCCCGAGTCGGAGGAACCGCCTATCGTCACGTGCCCGTAGGGCGTGCCGTTGTGGGCCAGGCAGATCAGCCTTATCCACAGCCCCTGGGCGGCCAGGGAGCAGAGCGAAAGGGCCGGATCGCCCACCCAATCATCTGGGTAAAACCTGATCCAGCGGTGCTTCGCCGGGCCGGCGGCGCCGTGCTTGCGATCGGCTGTGGCGGACGGTATAGATTGGTTCTCGGTCATCGGCGGCTGGTTCCTGTCGATGTGGTTGCTGGGGCAGGGGGAGTTGCGGCCCCCTGCCCCTTAACGTTTCCGGGGTCGGCGCGTTGCGTCAAGCTGGCGTTCATCGTCTCAATCCCCCCGGAAGCTGGTGGTGGCGCCGTGCCACCCGAGATACACCGTCCCGGGTTTCCCCTGGCGAAGCTTGGCGCAGATCAGTTCCGCTTTGCCGGCAGCGCGCTGACGCTCCTGCGCGTCCTTGTCCAATCGGTCGGTGAAAGCGGTGAGGGATTCGCCCGCCTTGCGGGTCGGAACAGGCACCTGGTCCAGGTAGTATTCCTCCCGATAAAGGAACATCACCGCGTCGGCATCCTGCTCGATTTCGCCCGCCTGGCGGAGGTCGGATAGGTTCGGGCGCTTGTCATCCCGGCCCTCGACGGCGCGGGATAGCTGGGCCAGGGCCAGGACCGGGCAGTTGAATTCCTTGGCCATGCGCTTGATGGCGTTGGAGGTCTGGCCGACCGCCCAGGTGCCCTGCTGGCCCTCGTCCGGCCGCACGATGTGCATGTGGTCCAGGACGATCAGGCGCACCTGGCCCAGCCGGCGGGCGGCCGAGCGAACCTTAAGCAGGATCTCCGCCATCCGCAGGCCGGGCACGTCCTCGATGATCAGCGGCAGCGACACCGCGGATTCGCGCGCGGCCAGGAGGGCATCGACATAGTCCGCGTGTTCCCCCTTCAGCAGGTTCTCCAGCGGCATGCCGGACCGGTACGCCAGGAACCGGCTGGCCAGGTCGGCCGCCGGCATTTCCATGCTGATGACGACGACGCCCCCCTTGGTGCCGGTGTCCGTCGCGTCCTGCCGGCAGGTCAGCGCAGCCCGCTCGGCGATCTGGACGGCAAGCGCCGTCTTGCCCATGCCGGGGCGGGCGGCCAGCACGTAGTAGCCACCGTCGCGCAGGCCGAGGATCTTGCGGTCGATCGCCGGGAACCCGGTGGAAAGCCCCACAGGGCCGCCGCGGGAGGCTGCCTCGTCGGCGCCGTTGAGCGCCTCGTCAACCGCCTCGAGCAGCGTCTTGCCGCTGGCCCCGTTCCCCTCGCCTGGCGCGCGCAGCGACATGTCGATGCGGCTGACCGCGAGCGCAGCCCGATCCCGGGCATCCACGTTGCCGGCGTAGGCATCGGAGAATAGCTGCGCGGCCGTCTCGATGAGTTGCCGGCGCACCCAGGCGTCGTAGATCGCCCGCGCGTATTCTGGAACGCTCACGATCCCGACCATGGCGGTGAGCAGTTGGGCGAGATAGCCGGTGCCGCCGGCGTCGGTCAGGATCTCCGTGTTCCTGAAATGGTCCGCCATGGTCACCGCGTCCATCACCCGGCCGGCTTCGACGCCGATCTGGTACTGCGCGTAGATAGCGGCGTGCACCGGGTCGATGAAGTGCTCCGGCTTCAGGAAATGGGCGATGCGCTCATAGGCCCGGTTGTTGGCCAGGAGGGCACCCAGGAGCGCCTGCTCCGCCTGGATGTTGTGGGGGGGCTGGCGCAGGGCGACCGACGAGACGAATTCCTCCCGCCGGACACGATCCTCGTCCAGGACAGCCTGGTAGCGTCGGCGCTGCCGTGACGGCTCAGACATCGCGTTCGCCCAGGGTGGCGATCGACCGCATCTGGTTGGCGGTGCCATCGATCTCCTGGTCGATATCGGTCGGCGTCGCGTCGCCGCTGGCGATCCAGGCACGGAGGGCGCGAACCATATCGGCGCGAGCGCGGTCGAATTGGTCCTTCGGATCGTGGGTTTGCCGGTCGAGCCGGTGAATCGAAGCGATTGGGGCGGTCATGTTGCGGTTCCCGTCCTGGTTGCAGGCTGACCATGTGCGCACGGTCGCCCGGGGTCAACGAGAACAGGTCCAGAACGCGCCTGGCTATCCGGCCGCGGCCGGCACATCGCGAGATCGCTCGTACCGCACACGGTCTCGGTCCAGCAGATGCCGGTACCGCAGCAGCACCAGCGCGTCCGCCACATTGTCGTCGACCGGATCCCAGCCCTGAGTGCGCGCCCAGCGCATGATCCCAGCCTTGCCGCCGAAGTTCTCGCTCCTGGCACTGCCCAACACCAGCTTGCGGATCTTGCTCAGGTGTTCCTCTTCGTACCGGACACTGCGCTCGTCGCAGACCATAGCGACCACCCCGGCCAGGTTCCCCAGCAGCCGGGATGTCCCATCCGCCAGGTGAAGCGGAGCCTCGACGATCACCATGTCCACCTGGTGGACGGAGATCGCATCGTCGACCGCGCCATAAAGCTGCCGCATGCGGTAGCCGGTCTGCAGGTCGCGCGGGATGTTCGACGGGCGGCGCTCGAGGATCCATCGGCCATAGTCGATGCGCGAACCCGGCCGGGAGTCGCCAACCGCCCATCCGGTGGTGGTGGAAAGATCAAGCGCCAGGCTGCGCATCGTCCCTCCGGTCCCGGATCTTCACGAAGGCCCGCCCGCTGTGGATCGGGCAGTACGGTTTGCCCACGACCGCCCTATCCTCGCACCGATCCCATTTTTTCGGGCCGGTGCCATCGCCGTTCAGCCACTCGCACTGCCAGCGCGACAGGATCAACCCGGGCCGGACGATGCCTGGGTCATGCGGCGGCGCCGAACGCGGAACCGGTCGGACCTCTCCCGCCATTCGCGCAGCGGCCGCACCCTTCACCAACTCGGCGATCGCGGGCGGCGTCGGCGCTGACGCCAGCGATGAAAGTGAGGGAAGCGAGACCTCGCCTGGCCCCAGCGGCTTCGATTTGCGCGTCCGGAGTTCGACCGGCGTGCGCTCCTTCGGCGTCTTGCGCGGGCCCACCGGGTTCGGCCGCGGCGCCAGACCCATCTTTGCCCCGTTGCGATGAAGGATCCCGACGAGCGCGTTTTTCTTCACACCGAGCATTTGCGCCATAGCGACCAGCGAATGCATGGTTTGGCCCTTCGGGTCCTTTTCTTCCCAAAGGTTCTTTATGCGCTCGCGCTTCGCCTCCGTGTCGATGAGCGGAGGCCAGCCCCGGAGAACGCCGGGCACGTCAGTTCAGCGCCTCGCCTCCCCTGCTCGATCGCGGCCCACGCGCGCGCGGCACCGTCGTCTGCTTGTCCAGCAGGTTGGAGGCGGTTAGGAATTCGACTGCCTTGCCGTGGCCGCGAATGAAGGCGTCGGCAGTGGGCGTGCCGGCCGGGAACCGGTGGTCGTCCGCCTTTCGCCCCTTCAGGCCGGCGTCGTAGCCTTCCTGCTCGGCGGCGAGGGCCGCCTGGTCGGCGCGCACCTGCTCGGGCACCGGCGCCAGGTCCTTTGTGAACAGCGACGTCTGAACGGCGAAGCCGAGCGCGTGGCGGTATTGCTGCTTGCGGGTCTCGTGTTCGGACAACTCGGTCGGCTCGCGCTTGGCGTCGGCGTAAACCTCCTTGAGGACGTCGATATCGACGCCGTCCTTTTTCGCTGCCTTGAGGACGTTCTGGTTGATGGTCCGCGCGTTCTGGATGGCGCGCTGGGACTGGACGTATTCGGCGTAGTGCTTCGAGATTTTCGCCGGGTCGTCGGTGAAACCCGGCTCGCCTGTCGCGGAGGCGGTGCTGCTGGTCGGGGTCGCGCGCTTGGCCATTTCTGAGGTTCCTGGGGTTGCCGCCGGCCCATCGCCGGCCCGGGACCATCTCGCGAACAGGTCGGCTGGTCAATCTCCTGGTTGACATGGCGTTGCGCATGCGCGCACGGTCGGGTTGCGCGCAGGCAACGCGCACCGCAACAGGAGGACCACATGCCAGAGAACCATCCCGGCGCACCCGCGCCCGACCTGCGCCCGATTCTTCAGGCGCTTGAGATCATCGCCGTGAAGCTGCAGCGCCAGAGCCAGGAGATCGCCCGGCTCCGGAGCATGCTCGGGGAACCCGCCCAGCCCATGCTTTTCACGGACCTGCGCCACATCGCGATCCGCCCGTTCACGGACGCGTAGCCGTGGCGCGCGACGCCACGCCGCGGGATCTGGAAGCGCCCCAGCCGGGGTTCTACCAGGTTCGCCTGGTGCGCGGCGGTCACCCGCTGCCCGCCAGGATCACCCACGACGCCGAAAGCGACACCTGGGCGATCCAGATCGGCGACGGCACGCCGACGAGCGTCGTCGGCAACCCCTGGGATCACCCGCAGATGGAGCGCGTCTACTACTACGGCCGCGCCATCTCCGAGGACGAACACGCCGGCTTGCTCCGGCTGATCGCGTGGGCGCACGCCAACGATCCCAACCATCCCATCCTGACACCCACCATCAAGCGGGCGCTCATCAACATGCCCCCGCTTTTCTAGGAGACCACCCATGGCGAAGAAGGCAACACCGGCTGCAGCAGCCGATCCGCAGCCGAGCGTCGGGCACAACCAGCCGCCCGAAGGGCTGTCCGACCTCTACGATTTCTCCTACCTGCCGGACCAACTGGCGGAGCGGTTCGCGGACCTGCAGGAACGCCAGGTGAAGCTGGCCGAGGCGATTGATCGCTGGACGGCGCAGATGACCAAGACGCTGCACGACGAGCACGGCGATGTCATCAAGGGCCGCGACGGCACTCCCATGACGAAGATCGAGATTGGCACGCCGGACGCCTACCAGCGCAGCATCGATTTCGGGCGGCAACTGCGCGACACCGGCAAGGACTGGGAAGCCACGCGCACGAAGACGAAGGAGCCGTTCCGCAAAGCCGGCGAGGCGGTGGACGCTTTCTTCAAGACGCTGGTGGGAAGCTTGGCGGCCGGCGAACGCACCATCCGCGATGCGGTCGACGACTATGCGCGGGCGGCTGCGGCACGGGAGCGCGAAGCGCAGTTGGCGCGGGCGGCCGAAGAACGCCGGGCGGCGGAAGCGATCGCGAAGGCGGCCGAGGAAACGGGCAGCGAGGACGCGATGCAGCAGGCGATGGTGATGGAGGACCAGGCCGAGCGGCGCGCGTCGGCGGCGCTGGCGCCATCGGGCGGACGTGAGGCGGCGACGGTGCGCACCAGCCTCGGCACCAGCGCCAGCATGGCGGGCAAATACACCTTCGAGATTATCGACGCCGACAAGGTTCCGCGCCCGCTGTGCCTGCCGGATCGTCGCCTTATCCAGACCCGGATCGACACGGAGAAGAAGATGCGGACCGGCAGAATTCCTGCAGATCTCATTGACGGCATCCGTATTGACTACACGGAGAATGTGCGGCTGCGTTAGCCGCACGCGCAACACGATCACCAGGAGGCTACCCACGTGAGTGAAAGCAAGACGGTCGCACCCTCGACCATCACCGTTCCGCTGAACAAGGTGACATCGCTGCAGGAGGCGTTCGACCACCCGCAGTTCAAGAAACGCCTGATCGAAGGACTCCCGCCGGGCACGATATCGCCCGAGCGCATGATGCGGGTCTGCATGCAGGCAGTGCAGCGCCAGCCGCTACTGGCCAGGGCGCCGGTGCTGGACCTGATCGGCGCGTTCATGACCTGCTCGCTGGTCGGGCTGGAACCGAACACCCACCTGCAGCACGCCCATCTGATCCCGTTCAAGGCGGGTCGCGAGTTGATAAACGGGAAGTGGCAAGACAGCGAACGGTACACGATCCAGCTAATTTTTGGATACCAGGGACTGCTCGACCTGGTGTACCGCACGGGCCGGATCGACAGCGTCCACGCCGATGTGGTCTGGGCCGGCGACGAGTTCTCATTTTCCTACGGCACCAACCAGCACCTGAACCACAAGCCGGCCGGCACGCAGGACGAGTCGAAGGACACGCCTGGCTGGGCATACATGCACGGCGCGGTGAAGGGCGGCGGACAGTCGTTTGAGGTCATGCCATGGGCATCGGTGATGACCATCCGCAACCGCTCGCAAGGCTACCGGGCTGCCCTACGCGCGCTCGAGTATCGCAAGCCGGGACAAAAGGAACCCGGCGCCTACACCGAAGCGCCGTGGGTGAAATACCCCATCCCCATGGCCCGAAAGACGGCGTTCCGCGCCGGCCAGAAATGGCTGCCGAAGTCGATCGAGTTGGCGGCGGCGCTGACGATCGACGAGCGCCAGGACACCAAGAACCTCCGGTTCCGGGACGTGGTGCTGGACCAGGACGCGCTGATGTTCGACGGCATCGGCAACATCGAGGAAGACGCAGAGGGCGGCGGGGATCCGCGCTTCACCGACCGCCGCGGCGACGTCCAGGACGTCGAGGACGTGAGCGAGAGGAAGGACCCGCCGGCACCCACCGAGACGAAGCGGAAGGACACGGCGGCAACCAAGACAAAGCCAGCCGCCCCGGCCGCCGACGCGGGCGGTCCGCCACCGGGGCACCCGGCTGCCGGCGACGATGATCCCGGCCCAGAGGATGACGGCGCTGGTGCGGCCACGGACGCCGCCAGCGTCGACGAATTCTACCTCTCCGACGAGCATGGCGAGCCGGTCGACGGCGACGCTGGCTACGCGACCTCGGCGGTGGACTTCATCCGCAAATACCGGGCGGTCTGGGAGACCTCGAAGAACCGGGACGCGCTGGCGGAACACAACTCGGACGGCATGCAGGACGCGCTGCAGGATCCGGCTGCGGCCAAGCTGCACGAGGAATACTCCTGGGCGCCGCCCGCGGCGGAAACCACCACGAAGGCGGAAGCAGCGGCGGAACAGTATCAGGCGTCGGCGGCGCCGTCCTGGCCGATCGAGTTGCCGAAGAAGGCCGGCCGGCCCGACCTGCCGAACGTGCCTGGCGCGTTCCGTGCGGCCGTCGCCAAAATCACCGACGCCGACACGATGCGCGCGTTCATCGAGGCACATGCCCAGGTGATCGGCCGGCTGCCAGGCGTGACCAAGGCGAACGTCAACACGGCGATCGCGCAGCGCAGCGGTGAGTTGGGCATGGAGACGCGCGACCAGGATCGCGAATGGCTGGACAGCATCCTGAAGGACGAGTTGCCGAAGCTGAAGACCCAGCAGGAAGTGAAGGACCACCTGACCGGCACCGCCTACGCCGTCCGGCTGAACCGCATCGAGCGGGAGAAGGCTGAGATGTTCGAGAATTTCAAAGCCGCGGTGAATGCCCACATGGGCACGCTCGCGAAATAGGAAGGTAACCACTTATGACACAGGAACCAACCTCGATCCTCGTCGAAGTGAAGCTGCTGCACGACGATCCGGACCGAGAGCGAAAGCGCCAAGATCCGGAGGCGGACAAGCTCTTCCTCGAATCCATCAGGGCAACAGGCGGACCCGTCGTCCAGCCGGTGGTCAGGCCGCATCCCGACAAGGCGCTGCGGGAGGCGGACCCACCGCACTACATGATCATCCTCGGGCACCGGCGCGTCGCAGCGTGCCAGCAGGCCGGGTTCAAGGTGATCTTTTGCACCCTCGTCACCGACGCCGAGGACCCGGCAATCCGGCAGAGCATGCGCATGGCGGACAACCACGCCCGCGCACCGCTGGCGCCGCTCGATTTGTGGGCGTCGGTGAAAGAGATGCGGGAGCGGCAAGTCTCGATCGAGACGGTGGCCGCGGTGCTGGCGGTTCCGGTTTCCTACGCGCGCCGGCTCGAGAAGCTGGCGCACGTCGCTCCGCCGGTGCTGGCACTGATCGACAAGCACGGAATGCCGGACACACGGCAGTTGTCAGTGATCGCCATGGCGCCGGCCGAGGTCCAGGAGCGGGCGGCCAAGGCCAAGGATATCTGGATGGGCACCGGCAAGACGAAGTCGATCACCTGGTACCAGTTCGCCCAGCATTGCGTCGTCGACCGGATATCTGCGGCGCGCGCGCTCTTCCAGGTGGACGGCAATCCGACCGGGGTGGTGTTCGACGAGGACCTGTTTGCGCAGCCTGGAGCGGAAGACGCCATCACCACATCTGATATCGCCGGGTTCCTGGCGGCGCAGCGCGCGGCCGTCGAGCGCAAGGCCGCGGACCTGGCGGACAAAGGTTACGAGATCCGGATTCTCGACAAGTCTCCGGAGTGGGGCAAGGACATCGACGGCTGGCAGGTCTCGCACAGCATGGGCGAGTTGCTATCGCTCAACCATGCGAAATGGCCGAAGCCGACCAAGAAGGACCCGCTGGTTCGCATCGCGATCTGGATCGCGCCGACTGGTTGGCAGGCCGGCCAGGTTCATGCCTTTGCCATGGCGGAATACGTCTCGCCGCGGGTGCAGCGGAAAAAGGACATGGCGGAGAAGCGCCTCGCCGGTTCTGCGGCGCAGGACGTCGACAAGGACGAACCCGCGCCGGGCATCTCGATTGAGGGCCAGCGCCGCGTGTCGAAACTGAAGACCGACGAGCTTCGGACCTCGTTGATGGATGACAAGTTCAGTGCGAGGAGCCTGCTGCATGTGCTGTTGCTGGCGCTGACAGCGCAGAACGTTCACGTGATGGGCAATCCAGATCAGCCGAACATGATCACGGATTTCCGCGACCTGCTTCCGCTGCTGCTGGGCGGCGACGATGGTATGGTTCAGCCCTCCCATGATCGCCTGGCGGAAATCGCCGGCCAGGCGATCGCAAGGATCCTGATTTGCGACCAGCCACGCTCGCTGCACAGCAGCGGTCCGATCGCGGACACGATTGCGCGGATCCTCGGCGCTCGGGTTGTCGAGAGGTTCGACACCGCCGAATTCCTCGCGTTCTGCAATGGCGACACGCTTGCCGAGGCGTGCCAGGTCGCCGGCATCAAGCCGGCCGCCAAGGTCTCTGATCGCCGCAAGCAACTCGAGGGCAGGGCACCGTCCTGGCGCCCAGCGATCGCGGACTACACCGCCCGCGTGAAGCTTCCCACCACCGAAGATGAAGGAGACGACAATTGATCAAGGCCCTGGACTACAGCCTCCTGCGCAAGGCGCTCGAGGCAAAGAAGGCGGAGTGGGGGAACCTCCGCGCGCTCGGCAAGACGCTGGGGATTTCCTACTCCGCGCTCAGCCATTTCTTATCCGGCCGCCCCCCAGCGACCGTCAACCTGTTCCGCCTTTGCGAATATGCATCGGTGGACCCGTTCGCGCTTTGCCAGCGCGAGGCGCCTAAGAAAACCCGCAAACCGAGGAAGCCATGATCGTATTCATCGACACCGTCGCCAACCGCAACTGGGAATGGAGGCTCAAGGACGACGATCCGTTCCAGCCGTATCTGATCCGATTCTGCTCCATGGGCATCATGGACATCGGCAGCCGGCAATACACCGGGCTGTGCCTGCTGCCGCCGCCTGAGGAGATCCTCGACGAGGCGGCGTGCACGCGCATGGGCGCCACCGGATTGGAGTGGATGCTACCAGGCCACGAGCCGACCGGGGACGACCTGATCACCATCACGCGCGCGATCTCGAAGGCCACGCTGGTGGTGGCGCACTCGGCGGCGTTTCACCGCAAGCTGCTGCGGTCGTTCTACGGCCGCCACGGCGAGGAAATGCCCGTCCTGGAATGGTTTTGCACCATGACCAACAGCGCGGACATCTGCGCGATTCCTCCGCCGAGCGGACGCGGCAAATCGAAATGGCCGGCGATGGAGGAAGCCTACGCGCACTTCGCCGGGCCAGACGCCGTGCCGGATATCGGGACCGCGGTCGATGACTTCGACGCCAGCCTGCAGATCGGCATGGGCAACGTCGAGCGCGTGCGGACGATCTACGCCGGCATCCTGCAGCACCGCAGGGGAGGCGCCGGTGCCTGACGACGCCATCCCTGGCGCTCGCCCCTTTTGGATCGTGCGCGGGTTCCAGAACGCTGGGATCCGCCGCGGCCATGCGCGCATCCACACGTCGCCGGAGAGCGCGAAGCGGGAGGTCGACAGGCTACTGAGCCAGGACCCGAACCGACAGCTTCTCATCATGAAGGCTGTCTCGTTCCACACCACTGAAGGCAGCATCGATCTCTAGAAGTCTTGCCAACGCGCGCGCAACGCGCAATGTCCGCATGCGCAACACGATCAACCGCAAAGGAACCGAACCCATGCCGCCGATCATCACGAAGCCGCAGCCGCCGGTCGACCGCACGAAGATCCGCTACCCCACCATGTTCATGGACGCCGTGATCATACCGGTTGATCCGCGCGCCGAGCAGATCCGGAAGAAGGTCGAGATCTCCATCTGGCCAACGGATGAAGACCTGATCCGGGTTGCCAAGGAGTTTGTGGCTCCGGACGTCCTCGAGTGGCGCTCGATCGGTGCCGCGTCGGTCTACCACCCGCTGATGAAGCGGGGCACGGGCCGCGCGTTCATGCTGTTTGATAACCGCTCCGACCTGCTGGTGCCGAACGGCACCGCCATGAAAATCCGCGACGCCCTGCACCCTGCCGGCCACCTGGGCGGGCTGCCGCCGATCTGCGGAACGGTGCTGATGCTGAGCCAGCCGCTGGACTTCGAGCAACCGGATGATTTCAACTTCAACCAGGTCGGTCGGATCGAGAAGCGAATATATGCCATGGGGCCAGAGCGCGAGACACACTTCGACGCCAACGGCGCCGAGCGGCACTTCCTCTGCGAGGGCTATGAATATGAAGAGCGGTCGCGGGAAGCTGCATGCGATCATTGCGGCTCGTCCGCGGCATCGGAAGGCTACACCGTGGCATTCCGGGACAGATATTGCGAAATCTTCAAGCTGGGTGACCTCGACGTCCCTGATGAGCAAATCGTCTGGGACCGCGGCGAGTTCTGCAGTGAGGATTGCTTCAGGCAATTCCGCGGCTTCCCCTCCGGCGAAGAGTGCTGACCCGCAACCACAAAGGACCACGACCATGGAGACAACCTATATCCGGATCGCCATCGGTGAGACGCCGACGAACATCGTCGTCGAGATGAGCCCAGAGCCGCGCCTGTCGGAATTGCATCGGGTGATCGCTCCGCACTTGGTGATGCCCGGGAACCCGGAGCCGGACCTCGAGCGCGTGCGCGTCTGGCACTGCGGCGCCTATCGCGACATGTTCGTCGACGAGCAAAGCAAGCGAAAAGGGCTGCCGGTGAACGCCGAAGCCACCGCGATCTACCACGCCAACATGCTGGTGCACGAGCATGGCAACCCGACCGACCCGGCCGTGATCGCGCGGATCACAGCGGACTGGCCGGTGATCTACGGGAACGCCGTCCTGTTCCTCCGCCGGGTCTGGTTCTGATGGAGGGACCCATGCCGAACCCGCCCCCCCGCAAACGGGCCACACAGCCGCCCCGTGGCGCCCCAGGCTTCACGGGCGCCCAGCCGGACGCAGAAATGCCGAAACGCCGCACAGCCCGCGGAAATCCGTGTTTGTTGGCGCGTTGGCAGGTCGGGCGCCCGTGAGCGACCACCAGGACCAGCCACAGATCGCTCCGGAGGACGTCCTGACGGCGCTGAAGGCTGTTGCCGGCGCCTACCTGGCCCACCTGGCGGCCGAGCGGCGGCGCAAGGCAGCCCGACGCCGGCTCTGGTGCGTCATCCTGTTCGCGCTCGCGATCGCCACCGCGCCCATGCTGCTGAACGGAGGATGGATCCACCCATAACGCCGCTGGCCACACCGCAACACCGAGGACCGCAACATGAAGATCACTCTTATGCATCCCCTCCAATGGCCCGAGGGCCGACCGCGCGTGAAGTTTCCGTTTGCCGGTAGCTTCAACTTCAAGAATTCACAAGGATGGCGCGAAGACATCACCCTGCACGAGGCCATGAAACGCCTGGTCAACCAGTGCGAGTTGCTCAAGGCGACGGACTGCATCCTGACATCGAACCTCGCCCTGAACACAGATGGCAGCCCGAAGGCGCGCCAGCCGGTTCTGCGCGATTACGGGGCGGCGCTCTACATGCGCCACAACGGAAAGCCGATCGTCCTGCCGACCGATACCTATGTCGGAGTCGAGCAGAACGTCGCCGCGATCGCCGCGCACATCCAGGCCACGCGCGCCATCGAGCGATATGGAGTGGGCACCGCCGAGGAGATGTTCACCGGCTTTGCGGCGCTGCCCAGCCAGAAGGCGGAGCATTGGCGGACCGTCCTCGACATTCCCGCCAACGTGATCGTCACTCCCGCGCTGATCCACCAGATGCGCCGGGACCTATCGAAGCGGTGGCACCCGGACGCGGGCGGCTCGGCGACGATGATGGCGAAGATCAACGCCGCATGCGACGCGGCACTTCGGGAGCTTGGAGCATGACCGACTACAAGGGGCTTATCGCGGAGGCGGATGTGCGTGTCATCCGTGCAGAGACACAAATGCACTCAACTATGGGGGACACCGATCTAATTCACCGCCTCGCCGTCGCCGTACGCGAAGCGGCGGCGCATGTGCCGCCGGAGGGGTGGACATTGGACAGCGCAGTATATTCTCGGGAAGACGGCGCTTTCGTTCAGAAGATGAAGGCTGGATGGATCGCGTGCAACGCCAATAAAACATACGTGCGGGAACGCTACAATGGCCCGGCTCGCGCATTCCCCACCCCCGCCGCCGCGATGGCCGCGCTGGAAAAAAGATGATGGAGCGCCCGATCATATTTTCCGGTCCGATGGTGCAGGCGATCCTGGCCGGCCGGAAGACGCAGACGCGGCGGATCATCAAGCCGCAGCCGGTGCACGCCATCGCCCTCTACGGTGCCGATGGCAAGCCGTCCGGAAATTTCGGGCTGTGCCTGGAGGACGATTGGGTGATCGACAAGCATGTGCGCTGCCCCTACGGCGCGCCCGGCGACCGCCTGTGGGTGCGAGAGACGTGGGGGAAGGGAGTGCGCCCGTGCATCCTGAAAGGATATCGGGACGGGATCGAATGCCGCGCCGATGTGGTCGGCAACAACACGCCGCCGCTGTATGACCTACAGCCACCTGCAGGCAGCCCCGAAGACCTGAAGCGTGGCTGGCGCCCCTCGATCCACATGCCGCGCTGGGCAAGCCGCATCACGCTGCGGGTGACGGAGATCCGCGTCGAGCGGTTGCAGGCGATCACCGAAGACGACGCCAGGGCAGAGGGCGGTGGGCTGTACGTGCCAGGCCACGGCTTTATCACCGAGGACCAACTGAAGGCGGACCCGGGCTACGCCAACTTCCTGTCGCCGGTCACCGGGTTCGTCTCGATCTGGGACAGCATCAACGGCGCGGGTGCCTGGAACGCCAACCCCTACGTCTGGGTGGTGAAATTCGAGCGGGAGGAAAATGCTCGTGGTTGAGAACAGCAAAATCGAGTGGTGCGATCACACTTTCAATCCGTGGACCGGATGTCAGAAGGTCTCACCTGCATGCGACAACTGCTACGCCGAAGGATGGGCGAAGCGCACCGGGCAGGCCGGTCTATGGAACGGCGAGCGCCGCCGCACCAGTGTTGCCTATTGGCGGGAACCAGCGAAGTGGAACCGAGACGCCGAGCGGGATGGCGTCAGGCGCAAAGTGTTCTGCGCCAGCCTGGCCGACGTGTTCGACAATAAGGCGATGCCAAGCTGGCGCGCAGACCTGTTCGATCTGATATTTGCCACGCCGCACCTGGACTGGCTGCTGCTGACCAAGCGCCCGCAGAATATTCGGGACTTCTTCCCGTCATACCCACGAGGAAAGATCTGGCCGAACATCTGGCTGGGCACCACGGTCGAGAACCAAGTCGAGGCCGACCGACGCATCCCGCATCTGCTGCTGCCACCAGCGGCAAAGCGGTTTCTCTCATGCGAGCCGCTGTTGGGTCCGGTGGATTTGATTCCGCTTATTGAGAGTATCGATTGGGTGATCGCCGGGGGCGAGAGTGGTCCTAACGCCCGTCCGATGCATCCCGACTGGGCGCGCAGCCTGCGCAATCAGTGCCAGGCTGCTGGCGTGCCGTTTTTCTTCAAGCAGTGGGGTGAACATCTGGTCGCCGAGCAATGCGCTGAGCCGGACGACCCGGAATCGTTTTTCCTCTCATACCAAGACGGGCGCGAGGATCGCGGTTGGTCCGATCATGACGACATCGTTTATGGCGCCGCGCTGGACCACCGCGGTGACCCAAAGCAAATCTACCGCCAGCACTGGGCGAGCGGTACCGGATTCCTCACCCGCCGCGTCGGCAAGAAGGCCGCCGGCGCCATGCTGGACGGCCGCGAGTGGCGGGAGGCGCCGGTATGAAATACGGCAACATCGAAGTTCCCTGGACCACAAGCTGGAGCGGAGAGGAACGGTTCGAGATCCGGCCATGCCGATGGGTGCAGGGCAAGATCGCGCTCTGGCAGCCGCACCTGCCAGGCGAGGGACGACCGAAGTTCTCCCAGCCGCACAGCGTCCGGCAGCGGCGGGCCATTGCGCAGCGCCTATGTGACCTTTGCGGAGAGCCTCTGGGCGAGGACATGGTCTCGTTGAGCTTCGAGTCCGCACGCGTCGTCCAGGGCAGGCGCATGGCGCTGGTCGTCGAACCGCTGTCACACCGCCGCTGCGCTGCCCGCTCGGCCATGCAGTGCCCACACCTGAAACGCTGCATCGAGGAAGGCACACTGCGGATCCGCGAGGTTCTCGCCTATCCGGCGATCGTCGCGCAGTTGCTGACCGGCGAGGCGACGGAGAAGTTTTCCGGCGCGTTCCGGCCGGGCACGGTGGGGCACCTGAAAATGGAGATCAGCGCATGGACGACCAGGGACCTGGCGTGGCTGAAAGGAGTTGCAGCACCATGAACACCCCCTCGCAGAGCGACCGCCTGACCGCGCACAACCGAGGCATCCTGGCGTTCCTGCAGAGCACCAGCACCGCGGAGCCGCCGCAGGGAAATCCCGGGAGCGTGGCCGCCGCATTCCGCGCCGGGTGGTTCAGCGCGAAGGCGGCGATGGCGGACGAGGGCAAGCGATGAAGGTGATGTTTGTCTGGCTGCTGATCGCGCGGCACTGCGTCACCGGCCCGCCGATCGCCTGCACCGTCATCGAGCATGGCGGCCCTTTTCCCACCGAGGCAGAATGCTTTGCCGCGATCGCGCGGATGCCGCTGCGTGGCGAACCTGCCGAGTTCCCCATCTCATGTGAAAGGCGACCAGGATGATCATCGAACGTTGCTCTCGGTGCGGGAAACTGCGCCCCTGGAACCGCGCATGCGGACACTGCGGCGACCCGGCACCGAAGCTGGAATGCGACTGATGCCGCGGAAAAACAGCCTCGGCCCGGTCACCGACATCGAGAAGGCAGAGGTCCGCGCCCACTGGCCGGCGCACACCATGCGCGAGATCGCCCGCAAGATCGGCATGCCCTGGCGCCGCGTCGCCCTGGTCGTGCGCGTCCTGCAGGGGGAGGACCCGACGATGAAGGTCGGGCTACACGGGCCCCAGGCCGGCGACCGCATCCGCCGCGGCCGGGCGGCGTCTACCGCGTGGATGCGCGATCGCCTCACCCACCTGAACGGAGAACCACCGACATGATCATGCACACCGTGAGCGGCCAAGGATTCCCCCTCACCAACCCAACGGCAAAGGATATCTCGATCGACACGATCGCGCTGGCGCTGTCCAGGATCCCGCGCTTCGGAGGTCACACCGCGCCTGGGCGGGAATGGTCTGTCGCGGCGCACTCGCTCCTGGTCACTGCCTTCCTGCAGATGGACGGCGCTCCGACAGGCGTGCAGTTGATGGGACTGCTGCACGATGCGCACGAAGCCTACATCGGCGACATACCGGGACCGGTCTATGCGGTCCTCCGCCAGGCAGGGCAGACCGAAGCCATCGAACAGATGCGGCGGAGCATCGACGTCGCCGTCGCTCAGGTTGCCGGGTTGCCGGACCCTCGATCCAATGTATCGCGCCGCTTCGAGCACGCGGTTAAGAAAGCCGACCTGGAGGCGCTTTCCTACGAGCGCTTTCATTTTCTCAGGCCCCAGGTGGGTAATTTCTGGCAGCGAACGGTGGATCTGCCACCCGCGAAAATGCTGGTGAACCTGCACTTCGATCCAGCAGGCCCGGCTGCCGCTGCTGCCTTTGCAAAGAAATACGATCTCCTGACCAGTGCCATCCAGCACCGACCAGACCTCAGCGGATTCTTTAAGCCATGAACAACATCGACCCGCACCTGCTCCTGGTGACGTTCCGCGCGCTGCTGGATGATGCGGAGCGGCCGGCGACCACGCCGGAGGACACCCTGCGCGCGCAGTCGGTGGTCAACCGGGCCCTGGTGTTCCTCGACATGCACGGCCGGCAGTTGCTGCAGCTTGCCGAGCGCGGCGCTGGGGTCGCCCATCCAGGCGCAAAGATTCAGGACGAAAATCCCGGTTAACGCAAAACCGGTGGCTTTGTGCGTGACAGCCGAAACAAACGCGACACGCCCGCCGGGGAGGTTGACGGCGGGCGCGCGCTGCGCTGGTGGTGAGAACGGCTGACCGGGGCAGGTGCAACCGCCGGCACGAGGGCAGGGACAGGGATATAACCCGCCCCTACCGGCTCCGCCAGAACGAACGCCCCTCCGCAACCATCGACTCATGCGGGATCTTCGACAGCGTCATCGTTGGCAGATACCCCACCACCGGCGGGCAGAACAGCGTCAGGTCGACGATGCCGGGCGCTGGGACGTACGTCACGATCGCGGCGAATTCGGTCACCGCGGCGTTGTTCACACGGTCGGCGGCGCCCTGCACGCACAGGACGATATCGCCGACACGGACTTCGGAGGCGGTGGTCATACGGCGTGGACCTCCGGCTTCACCGACACCGGCTTCGCCATCGCGACCAGATCGTCGAGGGCAGCAGCCGGCGTGATGGTGCCGCGCGCGAGCCGCTTTTTCAGGCTGGCAGCACGTTTCCGCAGGTCCGTGTAGGACGCGATCGACTCAGCCTGGCGCAGGCCGGACGCGCAGATGTCCTTGAATTCCGCGTCGTTCACGCCGCGCTTGCCCTTCGCGAGACCGCGCCCACAGAGGGACGCGATCTCCGAGCTGGTGCGGCTCAACGGCTGAAGGGCCCGGTTGGCGCCCCCTCGACCTTGCCGGAGGTTGGGTTCCGGTACTGCCCAGGCTTCAGGGCGGCCCACGGGGCGACGTAGGAGCCGTCGCCGAATGAGGACGTCATGATGTTCCACTGCGCCGCCAGGCGGCTGCCGAGCGGGCCGGCGTAGGTCTCGGGCGGCAGCGCCGCCGACGCCGGGAGAGCCGCCACAGCCAGGGCCGCAACGATGGTCAGGATCCGCATGGTCATACTCCGTGGATGCTGGCACCGATCGCCAGCAGTTGGTCGGCGCTCAAACCAGACGGCGTTTTGCCGCCGGGCCGCACCCAGGCAAGGTTGGCAAATCCGCTGGCGTGCACCAGGCGGCTGGCCATGAAGCTGTGTCCGACGATGATCGGCTTCGCCCAGGACAGGACGATCCACTCCGATGGCGTGTAGCCGCCGACATAGACCAGGTGCATCCCGGCGGACTCGCTGGTCGCGCGGCCGAGTTCCCATCTGTCCGAGGACATCGCCTCCGGCGTCATATTGAAGCACGCCAGCACGCCGCCGAGCGCCCACACCCCCAGCTTCAGCGCGCTCATGTCGGGTGCCACGCCGTCCGCCTCGATCACCGTCCACCGCGGCACGACGAGGCGCTGTGGCGCCCACTGCACGCCGCGGGAGGACAGCCTGGCGAACGCGGTGTCGGTGAACGTGCCCATCATCTCGTCGCCGTCCCAGGCGCGGAACAGACCGTCGACGAGGTCCTGGCTGGGCTTGCGGCCGTCGCCGCACTGCACCTGCAGCATGCGAGCGGCGCCCACAGGAACGCAGACGGGACGGAGCAGGTTCCCGAGCGCGTCGGGCTGCCCGTCCTCGCCGGTCAGGTCCAGGCCGGCCAGCCAGTTGCATTCGGCCGGGAAGGTGGCGCTTGCCATGCTCGCTGCGGCACGGAGTTGGGGCACAGCGGCCGGCGCGGGGCGGTAGCGGGCACCGAGGCTGGGAATGGGCCGGCCGGCCACGGACGGCGATGCGTCGCCGCGGCCGTCGATATTCCAGTCGCCCTCGCTCACGTCAGTATTTCCAGTTCGTGGTGATTAGCAGCCGCAGCATGCCCCAGACCGAATACCCGCCGAAAAGCGGGATGGATCCTAGACCGCCAATCACCGCAGCCAGGATGGCAAATGCGGCCAACCCCCACTTCCTCATCGCCTTGGTGTCGTCACCCGCCATCACACCCCCCAATCTGCATCAGATAATCCTCATCCGCAGCGCAGCCCTCGCCAACAGCGCCGGCAGGATCGGCACGCCGCAGAGCGGGAAGCATCCGATGGCAATGCCCAGCAGCACCCACGCCCACCACGCCATCACGTTCTCCGGTTGGTCTGTCGCTTCGGCTGGACCAGGTGATCCGACAGCCGCCACAGGCCATAGAACAGCGCCGGGGGACCGGCCGCCGTGACCGCAATCAGGCAGACACGGACGGCCGCCTCTATCACCGCAGGTCGCGCAGTTGCTTCGCCGCATCAAGCGCCTGCGGCATCGTGACGACTGGCGTTCCGGGAGCGCCGGCATAGCCGAGAAGCAGGCCCAGCCCGCCCAGCGCGGTGCGAGTGAGGCTTGCATAGGGCTCCGGCACCACGCCCAGGTCGATTATCGACTGGGTCAGGGGAATGAATGCGGCGGTCGTTTTCTTCCAGTCGCCGCCTGCCTCAAGCTGCTTCCGCGCAGCGATAAGATTTCCCGCGAGATCCGGCGGCGCAAAACGCGCAATGCCATCGACGACGCCATCGACGATCGACTTGGCGTTAAGATCGACCTTGACCCCGGCTTCGCATCCAGCCAGCGCCAGCGCCAGCAGTGGCAATGCCTCGAGGAATTTCCGGCGACGCAAGACTGCGGAATCGTTGATCGTCATGGTCGTCACTCCCTTGGACCGGGCTGCGGCCCGGTAATGGTTGGATCTGTCACCAGAGCGCGCGCGAATGCGCCCTGGACCATCGCGGCGAATTCAGAGGTCCCGACACGGCGGCGCGTCATGGCGGAACCAACACGAAGCTCGGCGTCCCGAGCGGCGTCGACCGCCAGCTTGTTGAGCGTGCGAGTGTCCGTCAGCGGAACGCCCGCCTGGATGGCGTGCTGGTAGACTCGCCCCGCCGCGCGCTCGGCCGCGAGATTGATTGCCTTTCCCGCCTCGCTGTCCGCCTGGACATTGAGGAACCGACGCAACAACTCCGCAAACCAGGCGATGACGATCGGCAGCAGGACCGGCGCGACGGTCTCAGCGATATTTCGGAGCATGAAATGGGTGCCCTTTCGGAAGTGCGGGTTCCGTGCGCGCGCATTCTGCACGCCATCCGTCTCAAAAAGCAACAAGCCCGCCGGTTTCCCAGCGGGCTTGTCCTTGCAAGGTCGCCTGAACGGTTGGCGTTCAGGCGTTCGGGTCAGGCTCCGGTGCCGGATCAGGCTGCGGATCGGGCGCCGGCGGCGGCGGCGCAACGGCCGCGGCGGGACGCTCGGTGACCATGGAGAGGTCGCCTGCCGCCAGACCGTCAACGCCGCCCGCAACGTCATCGGTGTAGAACCCGCTCCATTCGAAATCGTCCTCGGTGCCGGTTTCGACGGCAGAGACGGCGACCTTCCAGGGCGCGCCAGGCGGCTGATCGTCGTCGGGGATGATGGCGACCTGGCCGGTTTCCGCCACATAACCACCCTTCAGACCCTCGAAGCTCACGCCCAGGGTGTGGTACGGCGGCTGCGGGTTGAGCGGCTTCGGCGGCGTCGCGGAATTCATGATCACCACGGCGCCATTGGTGACATAGGCCGGGTTGGCACCCGGGATATCGCCACGGATGGCGATGCCTTCGATCTTCTGGGTCAAGGCGAAGCACTCCTTCAGGTTGGAAACGATGTGAAACCCTCGCCCTGCCACCATCACGCGACCAGGACGTTCGGGCCGGCAGCAATGATCGATCCGGTCGTTGATCATCCGCAGCAGGCCGCGGAGCATCATTGCGACGGACTTGAGGAAACGGCATTCAGACATGGGGTTCCTCCGGAGCGACGGTTCTACACCGTCACCCGAGGGCGGTCTATCACGATGCCGTCAGCCTCACGTACGGTAACCGATCGGCAACAAGCCGCTCCGCGGGATCTCGTCGTCGTTCGACAGCACCACGGTGAATGTAATGAACGGGATGCCACGGCTGCCGGTGACGGAGATCATCTGCTGCACGACCAGGCCATCCGGATCCTCGGTGAATTCGTCCTGCGCCTCGTTGAGCGTTCCGATCAATGGATCGCCCTCGAGTTCGATGCCGGTACCGGTCAGTTCGGCGGTGACACTGACGATCGTCAGCCCGTCCGGCAGTTCCGGCGCATAGTCGAACCAGATCGGTCGCTTCTCGCCTGGCGCAACCATGGGATAGGTCATCAGAGGACTGGTCGGCATGTCGCGTTCTCTCCTATCGGGACAGAACCCACCGGCTCCGGCGGGCGGAAAGCACCCAGGAATCGGGTTCAGCCTCTAGCACGAACGTCGAAGGCCGCGCAGTGAGCAGCAGCCCGTCGACATAGGTTCGGCCGCCATAGAACACCGCCATCCACGACATCGCCGTGGACCGGCCGGACAGCGCCGTGGTGCCAGCCAGGCCCGCCCGTCCGCCGGCACCGCTCAGCGCGCGCGCGGACAGCGGCAGGGCATAGGACGCACCAGCGGCGGCGGAGGACCCGGCCAGGCTCCGGCCGGAAAGCATCATTGCAGCGACCAGGTTGCTGGGCGCGGAGGACGCGGCTGCTGCGCGGCCGGCGAGCGCCGCCGCCAGGCCCGGCACAGCGCCGCCCTGTGCCGCGGCGGATCCTCGGGCTGCCAGGAGCGCGGCGGCTGTTGGAGCGGCGCCAGCGCGGCCAGCAGCAGCGCCGCGCGCGCCCATCAGGGCCGCGAGGGCCGGGTCACTCCTGGCGGAGGATGCGGCGGCGCCCCGGGCCCGCAGCGACGCGGAAGCTGTTGCACCTGCGCGACCGCTGGACGCCGATCGCGCGCGAGCCTCGAGAGCGGCGGCGGCGGCAAGCGATGCCTGCGCGCGGCCACCGGCTGTTGCCCGCCCCTCGAGGGCCACAGGGGTGGGGGCATTGCTGAAATAGAGGCGATGCCTCATGGACGGATCAGACCGCGCGCTGGAAACGCGGCGAGCGTCGGACTACCGGACTGCGTTCCGACACGACGCCCGATTAGATCGAGATCAGGGCCGGCCTGCGTTCTGGGCGCCCACAGAAACCGCAGCTTGGACCGCCTGACGTTCCACGGCGCAACGCCGTGTCCGAGCGCCTTTGCCTCTGTCTCGTTGAGAAAAGCCCCCCAGATCGCGACCATCCCGATCGGGCCGCGCCAGCGTTTACTCGGATCGCTCGGCTGAGGGCCAATGACAGTCAGACCAGTTCCACCGGGGGTCACTCGCTGATTTCCTGTCGATACGAAATAGTATGTATCTGCGGATCGCGTATAGGATGCCCAGCCGTTGCTTGTTCCGCCGGCCAAAAAGCACTCCCATCGATTGGTCTGATAGGTCGGTCCAGAACCACTGAAATGGTATCCAGGCGGCAAAGCGGTAAGAATAGAGATGCGGGATCCGTCAAGATACATCGCGCATTCCATCACAGAGCCACTGTTGCCCATCTGGGCCGCCGGAGTCTGCTGGTCGGCTGTGGTTGTCATGGCCCAGGCCATGATGGTCCAATCGCCGCCGTCATTCGGGGTGACATTAGTGACCGCCCGGAAGCCTGTGAAATTTACATTCGATCCAGATGCAGTGAAATCCCGCGCGACAGGCAGGATGCGGAACCTGTTAGGGCGCCAGACATACGGCATGGCGCACCTTCACGCATACGACTCTTGGAGAGACTTCGTCGAGTGATCGCCTGCGGTCGAGGAAAAACCACCAGCGGTCACGTCAAGCTGCCAGACGATCGCCCAATAAAGCGGGATGTAGCCGAGAATCGCTGGAATATCGATCGTGTCGAAATAGTAAGTCGTGGACGCGGCAATGTTGGTGAAGATGCCCACGCAAAGCGCCTGGTTGATCTTTGAGGACTGATCCGAGGCGCTGTCAGGATCGATGCCATCGGTGAAAATCGTCCCGTCCAGAGACGTGATCAGATACAGCGAAAGGATCTTGTTGCCAGTAGGGGTGGTGGCGTTGGTCTTCACTTTCATCTGGACCATGCCGTCATATGGAACGGCGCTGCTCCAATCGACTTTACCAAGGCCAAGGGCGATCTTCGATCCAGAGGACGCCTTGCCCGTGATGTTGTCCGTGCCCGCGCCCGCGCCTCTCGGCAGCGTCGTGAGCGAGCCAATGCTAAATGGATTTGCCATGGCTAAACCACCGGCGCTTCAACGGCACTCGCCGTGTCTGTTGCAACGTCCTTCGCCTCGGGCTGGCCACGCGCAAGCCAGACGTCACGTTGTTCCGCATCAGCGAATGGAGCCGCATCGATGTCGGCGAGCGCAAGCGTGCGATCACGCAATTCCGCCGATAGGGCGCCAGCCTGCACCAGACCGGCAAGGTATCGCTGGATCAGCGGCCCCTGGTCGATGTCGTCGAGGTCAAGGTCTTTGAAAAGGTTGCGATCCAGATTGTAATAGGTCTGGTAACAGACCACGCGCATTTCAAAGAAACCCGCGACTTGCTCCGGCTTGAGATCGGCGGGCGGAGCGGTGTTGGCGATTACCCAGCACGCCGCCAGCACCATCTCCCGAGACCACAACTTCTTGACCTCTTCGGCCGGAATTGGCCGGCGTTTGGAACGCCTGATCGCGTGCAACTCCTTCAGGATTTCGCCATCGGACAACTTGTCCCATTCCGGGTGTTGAGCGATTTCCGCCTTGATAATCTCGGCGTCGAGCATGTCGCTCTCCTACGCTGCCAGCAGCGTGATCTGGCCCGACGCAAAGGACGGCGTGATGCCGGACGGAATAGCCTGCTGCGTCACCTTGCGCACCATGCCGCTGCCGGTGCCGGTGGTGTTCACGCCCGCGGTGAACGTGTCTGTCGTCGCGCTCGCCACCGTCTTGATGCCAGACCAGCTTCCGCCAGTGGTCGGCAGCGCGCCGCCATACTCGGCGGTGACGACAACGGAATCGCCGTTGCTGTAGCCATGCGCCGGCGACGTGAGAACACCAGGCGTCGCGGACGTGCAGGAAAAGGGCTTCCAGTCATAGTCGCCCAGGAAATCCCACATCAGCAGATTGCCAGCGCTGGCGGCGTCATAGATGCCCCAGGCGATCACCGTGCCCCAGTCCGCGGTCGATGTCGGGAACGCCGCCGCGTTGGCATTGTCGGCGCTGCTGGGCGAAGTGCCCGACGCCGCGTTCCAGTCCGAGGCCGCCATCGACACCCGCGCATAGCTGCCGCCACTCACTTCGGTGAACCCGGTGCCGGCATCGGTGCCAACGGCGGTGAACAGCGCGAGGTAAACCGGGGTGACACGCGCGAACATCGCCGCCTTGCCGGTGACGTGGTCGAGGACGCCTTGAGCCGTCCGATCGGAAAAGCCGGTCATTGCAGCGATCTCCTGGGCATAGAAGCCGGAAGGGTTGAGGGAGGATATATCACCCGCCACGCCGGCGGCGGTAGCAGTTCGATCAGCAGGCGTCGTTCCTGGCGCGGGCACGCACCCGGCGAAGGGTCCGCTGGTAGAAAACGAACATCACCGCCTTCGGCCCCAGGATCCCGCAGACGATCGCGCAGCCGAGCAGCGCCCAACTGTTCAATTCGAAATGCAGGCCGATTCCGTGACCGATGATTCCGCCAGCGACGCCGGCCGGGATCTCCCAGACGAGGGACCACGAGATCGGGTTGCGCCGCTCTTCCGTCATTGCGACGACGCGCCCCAGAATCCCTCCCAGCGCCGCGATCAGGAACGTGAAGAGGTCGAAGGCCGGCTCAGGCGAGTTGTGAGGCATCATCGGCGCGCTCCACGGCGAGACGAACGCCGACACAGAACGAGCGCCACGCGAGGAATGCGTAGGCGCCGCCAGCCAGGGAGTGGTCGAACGTCCAGAGGAACGCGATAGCAAGCGTCACGAAGATCGCACAGCACAGCAGCACACCGGCCGCACGGAATGGCCGCGCCTGGGCGCGCATATCATGGATCGTCAGCAGCAGGCCAATGAGCAGGATCACGGCTGCGAACAGAACGAGCAGCCCAACTGGCACGCGACCGCTCGTCAGCACCCACCCGAAAAACGGCGAGTCGCCATAGCGCGGGAGCAGTTCCTCCGCCACCCGCAGGCAGTCCGCGAACCAGATCATGAGGAACGTCAGGCCGACCTCGTAGGGCCACGGGCCAGCGGACAGCCAGGCCGGGAACACATCCCGGGCCAGCAATGTGCGGCGGGGCATATCGCCATCCTCCGTTGTCGCGCTCATTATCCTGCCATCCTGCACTCTGTGCCGGCGTTGTCGTTTGCCGGGCGGGGTGGAAGCCGGAAGCCCCAGATCATGCCGCGTGGACGCGGCGAAGAGCATCCGGAAGTCTGATCGAGCGCGCAGAACCCGGAAGGTGGTCCGAAGGTGAATGCCGTGGTGCCGCCGTTGATGCTGATCGTGCCACCGGCGTTTGACGACTGAGAGTAGACAGCGCCGGCCGGGTAGAGCGTTGATGAGGACAGCGCCGCGTTGAGGAAGGGACACTGGCCGGTGACGGGATTGATCGGGGAGCACCCACTGCCACCGCCAACCCATGTCGGTGTGCCGCTGATATTCATGCGCGCCCAGACGCCGGCCGGGCTGGTGGTGGTGTCGACCGCAAAGCCGATTACATCCCCATCCGCGAATGTCGGAATGGTGGCGCTGGATGTCGACCCATTGAGTGTCGCGGAAGTTATACCGATCCCACCATAAGTCGAATTGCCTGGATAGGCACGCCGCTGGGCCGTGGTGTCGATCGGTGGCATGGCACCATCAGCGATGCCTACGATAAACCCGCCAGCCGTCGCATCGATCTTGACTTCATAGTAGACCTTTTTGCCGCTGGTGATCGGCACAGCCGTTGACACCACAGGGCGGGCAAAGTCGCTTGCGTCTGTCCACCCCGGGATATTCCCGTTGTCCATGCGCACGAGCGTCTGATCAAACGGCCACGCCGGCGTGCAGCACGAAGAGGACCACCAACCAACAGCCTCCCCGGCCGTGTAGTGCACACTCTTTGTTCCATCCCATGCCGAGGTCACGAGACCGAAATTGTACTCCGTGGACCACGACGCGCCGGGTGCCGGAAGCTCCAGCTCCACCATCACCTGCACAGCCGTTCCGAGAGCGATTGTGCAATCCGTCTTGACACCATTTCCGCCGGCCGACGTGCCGGTGGTGGCAATCATATTCGACCCCGACAGGGTGACATTGGCGCCGATGGCCGAGGACGTGAATGAAACGGCCGCGCCGCATGCCGTCTCGGGCGATACGTATCCCGCAGGGAATGGACTTTGGATTGTGCCGCCGGTGTGTATCTTCACACCCAGGGAATTCGATATGGAAACAGCAATCGCCATCGCCGCCGTGCCGAAGGAACTGATGTCGAAGCCCGTCACCAGCGAGATGTCGGCATTCACACTGCCAGCCGCACCACGCCAGCGGCCGTCGTAAGGGGCGCGGGCAAAAAGGCGCTTTGCGCCGAAATCGATCGCCAGGGAAACCCGCGTGCCCTGGCCAGACGCCGTCTTGTTGCCGTTGCTGTAGGCAATACCCGGCCCACCGAACGTCGCGTCCCATACCGCCTGCGCCCAGACGGACGATGCCGCCATGACGCCGATCGCGACGATTAACATGCGGAGAACGTGACGACGCATCATTTCCAGTCCCACGGAATGGTGATCGTGAACCGCGCGGCGGTGTCGGCGCTTGCCTCCGTCGCCTCGATCGAGACGCCGTCGCCGGCGGCAAAGCTGGTGGCGCTGATGGAGCATCCCGACACCGCGCAGCTTGTGGATAGCGACCCGGTGCACAAGGTCGAAGACGACGCGCTGCTGGTGCCCGTCCACTTCTTCACCAGGAACGTGACGGTCGCCGCTGGGTTCACCCGACAGATGGCGGTCGGCACTGTGCTGCCAGGCACGTCAGCCGCCGCGCCGGTCGGGATCTGGTAGACGTCCGGGTCTCCGGCAGTAGGCGCGCCCTGGAACGGCTGCGAAAACCCGCGCCGGACGGCCGCTGGCGGCAGTTGGGCCACCGGGACGAGCGTGGACGCGTCGAGGCTGGCCACGCCGTTGGCGGCGGCCCGTGTCGAGCCCTGCAGGGCAGTGTTCGAGGACGTGCCATAGGACACCGCGCACGTGCCCGTGCTGGTGATGGTGCCGCCCGTCAGGCCGGTGCCGCAGATGACAGAGGTCACCGTCCCGGCGCCTGCCGCCCCTGGAACCCAGGCGGTGCCGTTCCAGACGATCGTGTTGCCGATGCTGACGCCGCTGGTGTTGACGTCGGTGAGGTTGTCCAGCGCCAGGGCCACCTGCTGCCAGGTCGGATCCGCGCCGGTGCCGGCCGAGGTCCACACATAGCCGGACGTGCCAGGCGGCACGCTCTCCCAGCCGGTCGCCCCGTAGCGGAGGATCGACCCGCGCACCGTCCCGTAGGACGACGCCATGATCGACGGCATCTGCGCGGAGATGAACGCCTGCACCATCGCCCCGGTGACCTTGCGGGTCGTGCCGGTGCCCGGGCTGGTGAAGTTCTGGGTGGCGGGGAAGAGGTCGGAGGCGTTGAAGGCACTCGCCGCGGGCAGGGTGCTGATCTGCTGGGCGGTTGCCGCGCCGCTGGACAGCGCCAGGAGCGCCGCCAGGGCCAGCCGCATGAGCGTGCGCATCACGAGAATTCCTCGATGATAGCCCACGCTGCCCCACCGGCGCCGCCTGTCTGGGCCCCGCCGCTCGGCTGGTTCAGGGAGCCACCGCCGCCTGCACCCGGCCCGCTGGCCGCGCTGCCGCCCGCGTGGACGCCACCGCCGCTCGCCGGGGTGGCACCGCCACCACCGAACGGACCAGGCGCACCGCCGCCGCCTGTCCGCCCCAGCGTCGAGTCCGACGCCACGCCGTGCGAACCGGGGTTGCCGCCGGACACCACCGACCAGACCGCGCCCGTCACCGTCGCCACGGAGGCAGGCGCGCCGCCTGGGGCAACCGGAGGATCGCTGGTGTTCGCGGTGACGGTGGAACCGCCCTGGCCGCCCGGGCAGGTGATGTAGGAGCCGAACGAGGCGGACGCACCATTGGAGCCACCCGCGCCGGAGTTGCCAGCGCCGCCGGCCGGCAGCGTGACGGTGACGGGAGCCGTGATGGCAGAGACGAGGAATTCAGCCTCCGCATAGGAGCCGGATCCGCCACCGCCGCCCAGCGAGATCTGGCTGCCGCCGGTGGCCGCGCCACCACCGCCGCCACCACCTGGGCCGCCCATGCGCACCCGGATCTTCGACGCGCCCGCGCTCGGCGAATAGGATCCGGTGGCGGACATGCGCGTGACGGTGACCAGGCGCCCGGCCCCGCCCAGGTTGGACGGCGTCGACGCCAGGCGGAAATCGCTGCCATCGTAGAGCAGCGAATACATGCCATCGGTGATGATCTCGCCGCCGGCCAGCGCACCGCCGGCTGCGTCGAGAATGTCAGCAGCACCCAGCCCGTTCACGTTGATGGTGGTCGGTCCGGTATTGTCCGCCGTTGCCTTGAAGTTCACCGGGAAACCAGCGGCGAGCGCGGTCGGCACGGGGTTCAGGGTGACGGTGATGGCGTCGCCCGTGCCCCCTGCGACCGCATAGTGGATGCCGCCCTGCTGGACGAATTTCGGGCCGGGCGGGGTGAGCAGGATGAAGTAGGTCCCGTCATAGGCAAACTGGTTCTGGCCGGCGACCATCTGGCCGGGGATCAGCGGCGTGAAGTCGACGTTGCGCACCGGCGTCGCGCCGAGCGAGTTCAGGTTGAGGGTGGTCGCGCCGGTGTTCGCCGCGGCGACCTTGATCGAAATCGGGATGTAGAGGACCGACGCCAGGGAGGCGGGCGGCGTGTCCAGGGCGGCGACGATGGTGTTGGCGCTGCCGGAGTCGACCGCGGTGTAGGAGGCGCTGGTGAGCAGGCTGGCGAAGAAGGCCGGGCCAGGCATGCTGATCATCTGCCAGACCGTTCCGTCATAGACGAACAGCGCGTATCCGGAGCCGGTCAACTGGCCAGGCGACAGCGGGGTGCCGTCCGCGTTGGCGATGTTCTTCACGCCGAAGGACTGCAGGTTCAGGGTCGATGGGCCGGTGTTGTCCGCCACCACCTTGATCAGCACTGCCAGCCCGTTGGCCAGCGCGCCAGGTGCCGGCGTGACATTGGCGACCAGCGCGTTGGCCGCCCCGGTGTCGTCGCCATAGGGCACGCCCGCCTGAGCGGCCGCATTCTGCACCGCGTTGACGAAGGACGCCTGGATGGCCGCCACACCGGCTTCGCCATCGTCGATCACATCATCGCCGGTCTGGTCGACGATGAAGGACGCCAGCATGGCGGTGAAGATCGACAACTGCCGGAACAGCTTGTTCGCCTGGTCCGATCGCGCGGTGCCGGCAATGAAGCCGTCCGCCAGGAGGGACGTGAAAGCCTCCCACTGCGCCTGCGAGACGACGTTCGCCGAGCCGGAGCCTGCGAACGTCTGGAAGTCGTTTGTCGGCATCGTGGGTGCTCCTACAGTTCGACGAGATCAGGGCGGTTCACGCCCCAGGAACCTTCGTCCCATCCGGAGATATATCCGTTTGCGACGTCAAACCCGAAGACCGGGGTATCGTTCACGGACGTGAAAAGATAGATCGCCTCCACGCCGGCCGGCTTCAGGGGAATGTATCCGCCCGCCCACAGGGACAGGAAGATCGCCGATGGCAGGTGGCCGGCCAGGGCGAAGATCACCGACATCCGCATCGTGTCCTCGACGTAGAACCCCTGGAACAGCGCCGGGTCGGCCAGGATCGGTGAACCGTCTTCGGCCAGCAGCGGCGAGCCGTCTTCGGAAATGATCGGCTGCGCGCCAAGCTGCAGCAATTCGGTGAACATCTTGCGCAGCGCCACGCGCGCGCCAGGCACCGTGCCATCCCAGTGGTTCGCCGCGATCTTCGCCCGCAGCAGCAGCCGGTACAGGTCGTCGTCCAGCCGCGTCAGACCCTCGGTGGGGTCATAGGGCCCCTTCCACACGCCCTCGTCCCAGCCCAGGCCAGGGATATCGAAGCTGAAGTAGACGTTGGGCAGCGGGATCGTGACGTACCGGGACCGTCCGACCCATTCGCCCACCGCGTCCAACTGCACGCCGATCGCGGTGTCGAGGTCGAATTTCTCGATGAACGATTCCAGGAACGCCTGGGTGACGACAAACGGCTCGATATAGGCGCGGATGGTGTCGCGCAGCTTCGGCTGCTGCGCGTTGAACGCCGGAATGAGCGCGAGATAATCCTCGACGGTCGGCATCAGGGCGAGACCACCACGGAGACGTCCGCCAGGTCACAGGTGGCTGCCTCGTTGAACAGGATCACCACGTCCGCCGCGGTCAGCGGGTCACCGTCGCGCGAGAGCGTGATCTCGGTGATATCGAACGTGTCGCTGTACTGGCCGTTTGCCAGGTTCGCCGGCACGAACACCTTGGACCAGTACACCGTGTCGCCAATGCGCAGCGCGTTGATGTAATCGGTCACCGCCTGGCGCATCTGGTCGCCGATCACGGACGTGTAGTTATCCAGCGCGGTCAGCGTGATCTCGACCGTGATCGCGACCTCCGTGGGCCGATAGAAGTTGATGTCGTGCGGGATCCCGTAGAAGTCCTCGTAGACCCCGGTGGTGGTTCCATAGGTCGACACGCCCGGCGATTTCTTCAGGCCGATCGCATCGACGATCTCCTGGGCATCGCCGCCGTCCACCACCAGGCTGATGGCGTGCGCCGGGATCCCGTTCGCGTCGACGATCAGGCTGTCGTTCTCATAGGCGCGGTAGCGGGTCACACCGTCGATGGTGGCGACGGCGCCGATGATGCCATCAAGCACGGTCAGGGAGGGCAGGGCGGTGCTGATCGCCTGGCGGATGCGCAGCGCGGCGTCGCTCTCGATAGGCGCCCCAGGGTTCGCCGCTGTGGCGTTGTTCACGGTCTGCCAGCCGCGGGTCGGCGTCAGGATCCGGTTGATGGTGTCTTCCTCGGCTCGCTGGTCGCCCAGGTCGGCCGCGGTGGCGGTGACGGTGATCTCGCCGGCAACCGGGATCACCGTGGGCGAGGGCAGGTTCCAGCGGACGCCGTTCTCGTCGCCGGCCGCGCCGTCCACGATGGTGGTTCCAGCCACGCCCACGATCAGGAGGTCGACCGTCGAGCGGGTGGCGACGTTCCGGTCGATGCCGTTGATCTTCACCTGGGACGACAGGCCGGTGCCCTGCGCCGTCGACGGGCTGAACGCGTTATAGACCGACACGCTCATGTCCATGGTGTCAGCCCAGGCGAGCGCGACGATGCCGAGGACCTGGCCGTCCTGGCTGTCCGGGTCGATGTAGATATCGACGCCGAAGATCTGGCGCATGCGCGCCTCCAGGTGCGCCAGCAGGGTCGAGAATTCCGGGACATGGATGCCGGTCGCATCGACCGTGGGCGTGACGCTGGTGATGGACTCGCTCATGTCAGATGGTTTCCTGGACCTGGATTTCACCGTAGGCAGTCGAGATCCGCGCGCGTACCGTCAGCCGCCGGGTGTTCGGGTCGACGACGCTCTCATATTGCTGGATGCCGGTCACCTTCTGCGTGCCGGCGATGCGCCCCTGCAGTTCCGGGTCGTAGGTTGACATGGTGTTGCGGCCGAGGACGCGCGTGGACCAGGCGGTTCCGGCTGACTGGTCCGCGAACCATTCCCCTTTCAGCAGCAGGAGGCGCGAGCGCACTGCCTGGGCCGGCGCTTCGCGCACGTCGACCCAGAAATTGGCCAGGCCCTGGCCGAACGTATAGTCGCCGTCCGCCGTGATCTTCCGATATCGCATGTCAGGTATCGTCCACAGGTGGGCCGCTCTCGTCCGGTCCGTTCCGCACGTTGGAGTGGATATGCGTGGTGAGGCTGATGTTGTCGCCGCCCACCTTGCCGCCGATTTCGCCGTCCGCCTCGATCGCTCCGGTGATCTGCACCAGGGGCGTTTCCAGCCGGATCTTCGTCGATGCCTTCATGGTGATTTCGTCGGCGTCGCCGTCCAGCTTGACCTCTACGTCGCCCGTCTTGAGCAGAATCACCTTGTTCGGCGTGTCCAGGGTGATGGTGATCTCGCCATCGTCCGCGCGAAGCTGGGCGGTATCGGTCGAGACGTTCTCGATCACCTTGCCCTTCGACATGGGCCCGGGGATGCAGATGGCATCGGACAGGTCGTGCATGCGGCGATCGAGCGGGTTCTGCACGTCGCCCTGGTCCCACCAGCCGTCCATGTTCCGCGCCTGGAAAACCAGCATGACCTCGTCGCCGGCCACGATCGGCAGCGTCAGGGTGTATCCGCCGCCGTGCGGAAACTGCACCGGAACGTCCGGCAGCACCGGCAGGGTCACATACTCAAGCTCACCGTCTTGTTTGCGGCGCACGCTCTTGACCGCCGGCTGCACTTCCGCGGTCATCTTCGTGGCGTCGAACGACACCAGGATGCCTGGCAGCGCCGTCCAGATCTGGGAACGCAGCCCCAGCACGGCCGCGCGCATCGCCTCCTGCGGGCTGCTGAACCGTTCGCGCGGATCCATTACGGATTATATCCCACGGCACGGACGACAGCGTCGGTCGGCGCGGCGCTCTCGTCGATCGAATGGCAGACGAAGTCCGAGTACCACTCCTGCCCGCGGGTGTCGCCGATGTGGTCGCAGAAGATCACCTTGTAGGTCCCGTCCTGCTGCAGGCTGGGGATGAACGCCGGCAGGGTATAGCCCGGCGAAAGCTGGAACGTCTGGATGGAGCGGTTGTCCAGCTTCACAAGCCGGTTGCCGCGGATCTTCGGGTTCATCAGGCACCGCACCACGACGCCGTCGAGCGTGATCTGCGGCATACCGATCATGCCGGTGGATGCAGTCACCACGATTGCCTCGTCCGGGATGTAGGTATCGACGGGCACCTGGTCGTAGGTCAGGTCGGCGATGCTCCAGGTGTTCCCGGCGGTGTAGGCGATCTCGCGCGCATACTCTCGCGCCAGGCCGAACAGCACGCGCCCGCGCGGCGCGGCGTTGCCGGACAGGTTGCCCGCAAACCCCTGCTGGACGTTGTAGCCGGCGAAGACCTCGGCGACCGCCTTGTTGAGATCCTCGGGCGTGTAGCCGGCCGCCACCGCCTTGTTGATGAAGCCGAAGTTGTAGGCGACCTCCGACGAGCCGGCGAGGATGTCCACGTAGGTATCGGTGGGGTTCATCCGCCCCATGCGCGCCTGCTTAATGTCGCCCTCGAACAGGGTGAACATCTGGATTTGCCCGGTCGGCTGCGGCGGTCCGTCGAATAGCTGCTCGATGGCGTCGTTCCGGCCCTCGTATGCCATCTGCGTGGTGGCGCTGCCGTAGAGCGCCGGGTTGCCGTATCCGACCTTGAGCGTGACCCGGGTGAATTCCTTGGACAGCAGGACCTTCGCGGTGGCCGGCGCCAGGTTGAACGCGCGCAGTTGCAGGGTCTTCGGCGTCTCGCCGGCGACCTCGTGGGTCACCTTGAACACGATCCGCAGGTCGCCGAATTCGATCCCGCGGCCGGATGCGTCCGCAACCACCACGGAGGCGTTGCGGATCCACTGGCGGGTGCTGCCGCTCATCCCGCCGGCACCGTGATGAAAAACACGTGCGATTGCGTGCCGAGGTTCTCGAAGGTCGGCACCGCATCGGTGTCGCCGTCCGTCTGGACGAGCAGGCCACCGGCGATTCCGAGATACCGCAACTGCTCGAGCAGGTCGCGGCCGGTCGTCACCGCCCGGTTCGCCACCAGGGTCCGGCCCGTGGCGTCGGCGATCGTCATCGTCCAGCCGACGCCACCTGTCTCGCGATAGCGGAATGACATGCGGTACGTCGTGCCCCCCAGCGGGATCGAAAAGGACTGCGCCTGGCCGGGCTCGAGCGGGATCTCGTGAAGGATGTAATCGGCCATCTACGGTGTCCAGATCGGGGTGCTGCCCTGCGCGCCGTCGCCGATGCCGAAGAAGTCCAGCCCGCGGCGGAGGATGGACGGGCCGGCCGGCTGCACCTGCGTCGGGCCAGTGGACTGCGTGGGGGCGGTGGTTTGCGGCGTCGCCTGCTGGGACGAGGCCGCCACGCGCACCGTCTGCGTCGAGACGATGATGACCTCCTGAAAGCGGGCGGTCACGAACAGCGCTGTCTCGGTGCGCTCGTCGGTTTCGACGTCCAGGGACGCCAGCAGCATGTTCGTGTAGAGGCGCTTTCCGGTCCAGACCAGGAACGGCTCCCGCGCCGCCTGCAGGTCCAGCAGCGCCTGGTACACGGCGATGACGAACGCCTGGTTCTGGGTGATCAGGCCCGCCGGGATCGCGCCCGGCGACGACGAGGACCAGCCGGCGCGGATGAATAGCTGGGCCGGCTGCTTGAACGCGTGGTCGCTGATCGGCGCGCCCTGTTCGACGGGGTGCTGGGTGATCGCCAGTTCGTCGTGGTGCAGTTCGGACAACACCACCTGGGGGATGATGAATCCGATCTGGCGGATCGGACGCACCAGCAGGTCGGCGATCTGGGCACCGGCGGAGGCTCCGGTCTGCGGGATAAGGGCGCCGCTCACTGGAAGCTGCTCCGCATGTTCCGGACGATGTCCTGGTTGGACCGGTCAAGCTGGGAGATGATATCTGCGGCCGTCGCGTTGTCGACGCTTCCGTTCACGTTGATGGTGTTGTTATTCGTGATCGGGCCCGTCCCGACATTTCCGCCCTGCACGCGCGCGGTCTCGGCGCCGATGTTCCGGTCGAGAGAACGGGCGAAGTTGCCGCTGTTGATGCCCTGCTCAATGCCGCCTGGCATCGACGTCCACTGGCCAGATAGGACCTGGCCGATGCCGGCGCGCACGGATGGATCGTTGGAGCGCAGGTCGGTCAGCAGTTCTCGCCCCGTCTTGCGCCGATATTCGCGGGAGGCCAGCCACCAGGCCGCTTTGTCCTGGCTGGCCGGCGAGAAGTCGCGCAGCCCCAGCGCCGCGGCGGCTTCGTCCCAGGTGCCCTTCAGGAATTGGTACCGGCCGGCCGCGGTGCTGGTCCGCCCGGCGTTCGGTCCGGAGCGAATGACCTCGGGGATGTTCGGGTGGCGGGACATGTCGTCAAACGTGGCCCCGCCATAGCGCACGTTGTATTTGCCGCCGCTCTCCGGTCCGCTGATCGTCGCCAGCAGCCCGCGGCCCTCGGCCGGGATCTCGCCCGTGATAGGCGACGTGCCGCCGCCCTGTGGGCTGGAACCGCCACCCGCGCCACCGCCGGCCGCGCCGCCGCGGTTGCCGCGGAGCCAGCGCCAGGCGCCGCCCAGCGCCTCGCCGATCTTGTTCATGGCCCAGATGTTCGGGAGAGAGTTGAGCGGGTTCAGGCCGCCGCCCTCGGTGGCCATGCCGACCGCCCCTGCCGCCGCCGCGGCTCCAACGCCGGCCATCGCGATACCGGCGCTGCTGGCCAGGGCCGCCACAGCCGCGGAGGACACGCCGGAGCCGGGGATCATCGCCAGCATGCCCAGCACCGCCAGGATGGGCTTGGAGATCCGCACCAGCCAGGAGCCAGCGACGTAGGCGGCCAGCGAACCGAGCGCCAATTCCCAGCCCAGCGTCAGGCCCGTCAGGTCCTTGAACGCGGCGCCGATCTTGCCGAGCCACTCGGCCGCCGCCTTCAGTTGCGGCTCCCATTTCTCCCAGTTGATGGCGCTCTCGCCGCCCTCCCGCCATGTTTTGTAGTCATCCCAGAGGGCCACGAGCGCGCCCGAGAGCGCGATGATCCGGCCGATCGGCGAGGCAAGGAATGCGGAGTTCAGCACCAGCCATGCGGTTGCGAGACCGCCGAGCGCCTTGATGGCGGACTGCAGGCGTGGATCCAGCTTGCCGAAGCCTTCGACCAGGTCGCGGATCAGGTCGGCGACGCGGACGAACATGCGCAGGGCAATATCGGCCGCCGCCAGGAATCCGTTGAGGATCGACGACAGCACCCGCGTGATGTTGTCGAAGTTCGCGACGAGGGTCTGGCGGAATGTGCGGATCCCGCCGGCCAGGCGATCGGAGAGGACGATCCCGACCTTCTGCCCCAGGATGTCCAGGGCCGCACCCGCGGTGCGCAACTCCTGCATGAAGGTCCTGGATGACCTCGCCGCCTGCTCGGAGTCGATGCCCGCCTGGCGCAGCATGTGGGAGTACTCGGCGGAGAATTTCGCCGTGCCTGCGATCATCGCGTCGAGGGTGCGCTCGTCGATCCCCAGGCGCTGCGCGAACGCATTAGCCTGGTGGTAGGGCATGTTGCGGAACCGCTCGCCAAGCTGCTCCATGACCTTGGCGAGGTCCTGTGTCGGGTCGACGCCCAGCGCTTTGATGATGCCGGCCGAGCCGGGCATCGTGCGGAGGATCCGGCCGAGGTTCTCGAGCGAGGACCGGGCAGCCTCCGCCGTCGATCCCAACTGCGCCGCGGCGAAGGAGAACGAACGGATGTTCTCGACCGACGCCTTCGTGCGCTGGGACGTGTAGTAGAGGCTTTCGAATTGGTCGGCGATCTTCGCCACCCCGGCCACGATCACCGCAGCGGCAGCGGTCACGGATGCGCCGAGGGTCACCACCTGGGTGGTGGCAGCGGCGATCGCCTGGTTGAATTTCCGCTCGCTCGCGACGTCGACCTGGAATCCGAGCGCGATCAGGAATTCCTTGAGTTTCGCCGCGTCTGCCATCTCGCCTGCTCAGCCCTTCCGTGCAGCCTCTTCAGCGCGACGCCGGTTTTCCGCCTGTATGTCGATGGCGTCGTTCATGCGCGCGATATCAACCAGGTTCAGCGATCCGTCGAGCAGGTCGGTGTAACGGATCATCCCGTGCAGGACCGGTCGCATCAGCCAGTCCGTCCCATCCCGCAGCGAGAGGACTTCGAAGTTGGTCGGCCCGCCGGGGATCAGCCCGCCAGTGGCGCCGGCAGGCCGAAGGAGAAATTTGAGATATTGTCCATGATCACCTGGGACACGATCACCAGGGCGTCGAGCGCGTTGATGTCCTCAAACTGAAAGTCGTTGGCCCCACGGTTCCAGACCACCTGCCAGGAATCACCGCTCCGGCGCGAGGTCTTCATCGCGCAGACCCGAACAATGAATTGCAGGTCCTCGTCCGTCAGCATGCCCACAGCATCGGCGAGCGGCGCGAGGATCTCCGTCAGGTCAAAGCTGGGCGCCGGCTCCGCCTGGTCGGACGCCGTGCCGACCGCCGCGCCATCGACGGCGCCGGTGCGAGCCCTGACCTCGCTCGCCGCCGCCTTGATTGCTTGTGGGCCGATCGCGATCAGCAGCGGGATCAGGCGCTTCCCGATGGCAAGCTGGTCCACGGTGCTGATGCGGTCGGATCGGTACTTCGTGCCCCGGATTTCAAACTCGACCATGGTCAGGCAGCGATCACGTTATCGCCGAGGTTCTGGACGATGCTGCCGCAGTTGAAGGCCCACTCGACCATGGCCCCGTCCGTGGCGTAGCCGATGCTGGGTTGCCGGCGGAACGCCGCGTCCTGTGCGACGATCACGTCGCCGGTGGCCGGGTTGTTGATGGTGATCACGTTCGATCCCCAGTTCGCCGAGGACGCCTGCTGGAAGTTGTACAGCGTCTGCAGCTTCTCGTTCACCGGCGAGGTTTTCAGCAGACGCACGGTCACATTGCCCGCCTGGCTGGCGCGCAGGTTGTGCATCGACTTGCCATCGGCGCCGATCACCATGTTGTCCTTGTCGTCGGCCATTTCGACGGTGATGCCTTCGGAGGCAACACCAGCGCCCGCACCGATCGAGAAGGCGCCGCCGGGCCCCTGGATCGCCGCGTTCACGTCAGCGAAACTATATGTCGGCATGGGGAGCGGTTCCTTATCGGTTCACGTTGATGATGACGTCGGCGAAGTGGATGGCCCCGGCCAGCTTGATCGCCACCTGCTGGGTCGGCGCGATCCGCTGCTCGCGCACGCTCTGCAACTGCTGTGCGATCGGCGGAGCATAGACGTAGAAGCCGGTCGGCAGATAGTCGCCCGTCTTCAGCCGGCCGATATTGCCGCCGTTCCACTGGCCCGGGGCGATCAGCCCATTGAACACACCCTGCTGCAGCGCCTGGACCGTGGCGTTCATCAGCTGGTTCACGCCGGCGTCGGTCTGCGGGATCTTGGTGGGCGAGGTCACCAGGAGATTGTAATTCGCCATCTGGACAGCGTTCGCCAGCCAGTCAGTCCCGTGGATCACGTCGATGAATTCGCCGTTGACCATGCAGCCCTGCTGGATGATCGAGCGCGCGCCCTCATAGGCGGCAAACACGTTGCAGTTCTTGGTGTTGAGCGCGGTCGCCTGGGTCTCCGTCAGGACCTCCGCCGTCACACCTGTTTCGCTCTTGAATTTCAGGGTGATCATCGAGTTGTTGGCGGTGAAGTCGACGGTGAGCATATGCGCCAGCAGCGCGGCCGGCGCGTTGAGGCTGCTGGAGGAGTACTGGACCAGGGTGCGGCTGAGATCGAGAGCGCCCAGAACCGAGGCGATATCCGTGTCGTCGTTCGGGTCGATCGTCGCCGTGTCCTGCGTGTTGATGGCGAACACATGCCGGGGGCTTGCCGCTTCGATGTAGTTTGCCACCGCGGTGTAGGCTGCCTCGTTCAGATCGTCGTCGGCCGCCAGCGCGAACATGCAGGCATACCATTCGGTGGTCTCGGCGGCGATCGCCTGCAGGCCGGCCAGGGCGGTCTCAGCCGCGATCCCATCAATGACCTCGGCGCCCGCCGCGGCCGTGCCACCCATGGCGGTGGCCAGGGCAGTGGTGGACATCACTGTCACCGACGACGATGCGCCGGTGGTGGCGCTGTAGATCTCGAACCGGCCCTGCTCAGCGTTCCAGGTGCAGGTCGTGCCGGACGGCAGCGCCGCGTCGATGACGGAGGCGACGCCGTTCAGGTTCGTCTGCGCCGAGAGGTTGATGCCGGACAGCACCGTCGCCGAGCCGCCGTCGAAGGTGATGGAGAACCCGCCGGACGTGATCGCGGTGAAGTTGGACATCGCCTGCTGGGACGCCGACAGAACGCCGCCCTTCAGCATGCCCGCGGAGGCAGTCTTCGCCCAGCGCCCGATGTAGAGGATCGACGGCTGCGGCGACTGCTCAAAGAAGAGCGTCGCGGCGATGTATTCCGGATCGCTCTCGGAGAAGTCTCCGGCCACCTGGTCGATGGTCGTGTAAATCCGATACCGCTCGGCGGTGTCGATCACCATGTCGGTGTGACCCACCAGCAGCAGGATGCCGAAGTTCCGCGACGGCGCGGTGAGCGGCGAGAGGTTGACCGTCACTTCGACGACATCGGCGATATTCAAACCGGGCATGGGATTCTTCCTGGGTTGGAGGTCAGGTCAGGTCGGGCACGATGTTGACGGGCGCTTCGGCGATGTTCAACACCGCATAGCCCCGCTTCCGCTGGCGGCGGATGAAGAAGGTGAAGTCCACGCGTTCGATCCATTGGTTGTTCACCAGGTCGGAGGTGGTCAGGATGTCGCCCACGTCCGCCAGGCCCGCATCGGCCAGGAACAGCGTTTCGCGGTTCTGCGCGACGTACAGGCCATCGTTCAGCGCCTCCGCCTTGGCAGCCGCGTTCGGGCCATAGAACGATGCCAGGACCTCAAGGATCTCGTGGCGCTGCATCTGGTCCGATGCCGTCTCTGGGTCGACGCCGTTGCCCGGGTCGTGGGCGATGTAGGGCAGGCCGCCCTCGCCGACGCGGCGCATGATGCCGACGCCGCACCAGTCGGTGGTCGCCGGCGGCGTGTTCGGCGGCTCGGGCTGCCAGCGCGGGCGCACCAGGGTGGCGGCGATGCCCGTGGTGCCCACCACCAGGGCGGTCAGCAGGTCGGTGAGGCCGGGATCCTCCAGCACGGTCGGCGAGGCGGCCGGCGGCAGGAAGCCGCCCGTGGCGGACGTGTTCCCACTCATTCGTCGAGTTCCGCCTCGAGCAGGTTCCGCAGGTCGGCGATCGCGACGTTCCAGCCCGGGCCCCAGTTGCGCCAGTCGCGCACCGCGGAGACGGTATAGCGGCGGCCGTCCCACTGGATTTCGTCGGCGCCCGACCCCTCGGCCGGCGCGTGCAACCGGGACTGCGTCCAGATCTCGATCTGGCCCTGGGCGCGCGCCAGGTCGGGGAACAACTCGAGCGTCTTGCCGCTCGCCGCCTGGATGGAGCCGGTGGCCGCCTCGTTCGTGCTGGTGGTCACGGTCCGGCCCGTGTTGCTGACGGACTGAGCCTTCCGGACGATCGTGAAATCGTCGACGAAGTCGGGATCCGTCATCAGTTCCGAGAGGTCGAGCAGAGCCACGCTATTTCCCCTTCTTGCGGAGGACGAAGGTGATGGCGCGGCGAAGCTGACCGGTATCGATCAGCGGGCGCGTACCGGTACGGCCGCGGCGGCGCCGGGCGCGCAGCGTCGATGCCGAAAGCGCCTGGAACGGACCATCGGTGATCTTGGCGCGGACGGAGGACTGCGCGACCAGGCCGGCAGACGTCATCGCGCGCACCATGCCGGAGGAATTGCCGGCCAGGGCCGCAACGCCAGCCTTGCGAAGCTGCTGGGTGATCTTCGCCTGGGCATTGCGCACGCCAGGCCGCAGGAACGGCCGGGCCGGGATGTTCGCCGCCGGCGAGCCGTTCTCGTGGATGTAGCCCAGGGTGGCGTTGTCGATCGCGCCCTTGGACCGGCCGGCGGTCGTGGCGGGGATGCCGACCATCACCTGCGTGCCCGTCAGTTCCGCGATCGCGCGCTTGAGAGCGGCGGTGTTGTCGGTGAGGACGTAGGCGCCGGATTTCATATCTGCATGCCTCCCATCCCCATCAGCCGGATCAGCGTCCAGAACCGGCGGCCGTACTGCGTGAGGGCCCAGGCGCCAGCGTCGTTGAACAGCGCCTGGACGCTCTCGTAGGAGACGGATGCCCCTCCCAGCGATTTCGACGCCATCACGCCGCCCGAAATCCCGGGAGCGGCGCCGCGCTGGCCGGACAGGAAGGTCTGCCGGTCGAGCGCCATGTTGTGCGCGGTGAAAAGCGCCAGGCCGAGCGGTAGCGCGTCGCCCCAGCGCGTGGCGACCAGGAACCGGTCCGCCATGTCGAGCCAGAATTGCACCGAGTCGTCTGGGTAGATCGCCTCGTCAGCAAACTCGGGGAAGCGAGTGCGGAATTCGGTGACGGTCACGCTGCCCCCTCAAGCCCCGCAGGAGGGCGGGAAATTTGCCCGCTGGCGGCGTGTCCGGAACACCGGGCCCCGGTGGGGCGGCGGCAAGCCGGCGCGGCGACAGCGGGCGGGAAATCCAACCGCGTGCGCGCGCTACCGGTGCCCCGGCAGCAACGCGCGCTCGGCAGTGGTCAGGCGGCAGGCTTGGAGGCTGGCTTCGTGGGTGCCACAGCAGCCGGGGCGGCCGGCTTCGGCGCCGGCTCCTTCGCTTCGGCACCAGCACCGCCACCGGCGTCAGCACCAGCAGCGGTATCAGCACCAGCACCCGGCCCCTTGTCGCTCTGGGCCGGGATCGCCTCCTTGATCTCCTGCATCATCTCCGGCGTCAGAGGCTTGTTGTGGGCGGCGAACAGCACCCGAGCCACCGCGTCTCGCGCGGCTTCCGCAGCCTGGTTGATCAGGCGAGCGGCTTCCGGAGAACCCGGCTTCGGCAGAACGGTCTGCTCGGCGTTGACCAGGTTCGCCTTCACGTACGGATGCGCCGCGGTCCTCTCGTCGACCTCGTGCAGGCCAACATCGAACGTCCGGAACACCGCCTTGTTCAGCGCGTCCCGGGTCATCAGTTGGAATTTCGTCGCCACATTGATCGTCGGCATAGCCAATACTCCCTGCGATTAGTTCGGTTGCCGCGCGCTCAGATGCCGTCCGCGTAGCCGACCGTGCCGGGATACACCAACTCGACCTCACCCAGGCGACCGAAATAGGTCGAGGACTGCCAGATCCCACGATACTGCACCGGCGTCATCGCCTTCGGCACCAGGGGATAGCGGATGAAGTTCTCGCGCCGGGTGTAGGCGACCATCCGATCGCTGCTGGAGGCGCCGCGGCCGTCGAGCCACTTGCTGGGGAAGATGCGCAGCTTCTGGCCGTTCGCCGCGTAGCTGATGCAGTTCGTGGCCACGTACTCCAGGATGGACATCGTGCCCGCGGTGCTCACCGGGGTGGACGCGATGTAGCCAAACTGCAGGGTCGGGAGACGGAGGTCCTCCGGCACCTGGGCAACCGCCGATGCCACCCACACCGCGTTGAGCAGCGTGTTGACGTCGTTCAGGATCTCGGACGGCGTCTTCGTGGACCAGGCCAGGTTGCCGGACGCGCCGGCATCGACGTTGTACGGGGTGACCGCCGGGTTGTTATACATCCCGTAGGCGGAGACGCCGGTGTCGCCGATCGCAACCATCTGGTCGACGTCCATGTCCCACTTCTGCTCCATCACATCCACCTGCGTGGCGTCGATGGGGCGGCCGATGCGCTGGGCATTGGCCAGGTCGAACACGGTGTATTCGACGCCGAGGGTCCACGGGCGCAGCGGCTTCGTGGTCAGGCCGGCGTCAAGCTGGACGCGCGGCAGCGCGTTGGCGTTCTGGCTGGCCCAGTTGATGCCGGTGGGGTTGACGCCGCCAGCCGCAGCCCAGCCGGTGTTGATGAATCCGGACTGTTCGTCGCCCATGGTCACGTCCGACCGCAGGTCGATATCGCGCTTCCAGAACGTCTGAACCAGGGGCAGATAGTCGCGCTGATCCAGGCGGAGCAGTTCGCTCGTCAAGAACGCGCCGGTGGCATCCAGCGTCGCCTGGTCGAAGGTGTGCATTGCGGATCCGGAGTCGCCGAATGCGACATTGCGGATCAGCTTGCGGACGGCGCCCTGGTTCAGGACGGTACCGGCGCGCAGAAGGGAACGGTTCGGCATGGGGTGAGGTTTTCCTTTCGCCCGATAAGGTGTTGAAGCCGATCGCGGCCTAGATGTTGAAGCCGATCTCGACGTTGCCGTCCGCATCGGCCGGCCCCATGAAATACGACCGTGCCAGCACGAAGCCGTCCGTGCTGGGGTCAGCGGCTTCCACCTGCCCTTGCACATGCGCACCGGAGTCGGCGGAAGACCAGACATACACCGCCGCGCCCTTCACGGCGGCGGCGCTGCCGCCCAGCTTCACGGTCATGTAGCCGCGCACCATCACGCCGACCACGCCCTCGGCCGGCGGCACCGCCTGGCCCAGGCCCTGGGAGGCGGCGTTGTTGCCGGAAAGGGACGGATACGGGCGCACGAGGAACCCGTAGGCGGCGGCGTCAGGATCCGCGACGACGCGCAGGTCCTCGGCGGTGGCGTCGATCTGGCAGGCCAGGCCGAACGCAGCGGGCGCGCCGGTCGTCCCATACGGGGTGATGTTGACCGGCTCGACCGTCGACTGGTCGGGACGGGACAGCGCACCCGGAACGCCGGCCGGTGCGCGAAGCAGGTAAGCGGTGCTGGACATGAGATCCATTACTCCTGGGGTGGCAGATCGAGGCGACGCCGCGCCTCAGCCGGGTTGAGGGTCAGGCGAAGCCGTAGCGCTTCCGATTTTCGGCGTTCATCTCCGCCGGAGTCTTCGGCTTGTAGGTCTCAAGCGTCTTCGCATCCGGGAAGGACACGGTGCCCGAGCGGATCGTCTTGCTGGCGCGCTGATCGCGCACCGCCACCGGGAACAGCCCGTTGATGGCGTCGCAGGTCATGCCCTCGAGCGCCGCTGCCTTGACACTCAGGCTGTCGCCCCAGGTCTGGCCGGCAGGGGTGCCGAGGAACGTGGCCAGCGCGTTGCGCTTGAGGGTGCAGAGGGCGCCCGTGGTGGCGGCCGGCGCTGCCTTCGCGTCGAAGGTGGGAAGCTGGATGCCGGGTGCGAGGATCTCGGCGCCGGACAGCGCGTCCTGAAACACCGTGAGCAGCCCAGCGGAGTCGCCCGTGGCAGCGGCAGCCTTCTTGGCTTCCTCCTCCTCGCGCGCCTTCTTTTCCTCTTCGGTCTCTTCGTCGCCGGTCTTGATCTCGGCTTCCTTCTTTTCCATCGCCTCCAGCTTGGTGAGGCGCTCGCCGATGCCGTTGAGCGCAGCGATCACGTCAGCCAGCGTCGGCTCCTTCGCGCCCTCGCCGCCAGCGCCACCTTCGGCATCGCCCGCGGGCTTCTCGCTGCCCAGATGCAGGTTGATGGAGACGCCGCCGGCCGTCTCGCCGCCCTCGGGTGCGATCTCGGAGAGGACCTCCTCCATCGCCTCGTTGTCGCCGGTCTTCACCGCCGTGCGGAGGCGCGACAGCCAATTTCCCTTTTTCGGTGCGGGCATACTCTGATCTCCGATAGAACAGGCAGGACCACAGCGGCCCCGCTCCACGATTGCGAGATGGTTGCCGACGATGTTGACCTGCCGCCCGAGACCGGGCGCGAGTTCCTCATAGTCGGACGTGTAGCCACAACTGACCTCGGTCAGTCCGTCAGTGATCTTCCGGATGGCGTGCTGGTCGCAGATCATCAGATCCGCCAGCAGGAAGTCGCCCGTGCCATCGTCGCTCCGGCGCGGGTTGAGAACGGAGCCGACCGATCGCCCGCGCCAGGTCTGCGCATCGAGCATCTGGTGCGCGTCCATGATCACCGGCTTGCCGTTGAAGCTGGCGATCGTCTCCGGCCGGAACACTTCTTCCGGGTCGCGCTGGATCTTCACGATCCCGTTTGCATCGCCCTCGATCTTCCCGCCGAGTTCGTGAGCGAGATACTCCTGCTGGCCGATTCGCCCGATGGGGACGTCACGGCACAGCAGGTAGCCTTCCGGGGTGAGCGAACGCGTCAGTCCGATCTGCGCGGCGAGGAAATAGTCCACGGATCAGTAACCGTTCTCGAACGTCGCCGTGGCAGTGGTGCCGGTGGTGAACACGCGCACGACCTGGAACGGCAGGATCGTCAGCCCCGTTGCCAGGGGATAGGTGCCGAACGTGCCGTTGGCGAATTCGACCTTCACGTTCCCTGCGACGGTGCAGACGCAGACCAAGGCGGTGCCGGGCGCGACATTATCGTCGTCGTCGTCAGACTTCGTGAGTGCCTTAACGCCACGCAGCGAGGGCGTGAGGGTCGACGTCATCGCTGGTTACTCCGACCATTCGACCCAGCAGGACAGGGTCGTCCCGGTCGCGAACGACGCGCCGTTGGCGTTGAAGGCCAGGACCTGGGCGATGCCGCGCAGGACGATCGGCTGCGTCCAGACCTCGCCGAAGCGGAAGCCCACCGGCACGGGGGCGGTCGGGGTCGCCGTGGTCGTCGCCGCGTCGGTCGCCATGCGGAAGGTCCGCAGCACGCCGACGAGCGTTCCGGTGGTCGGGTTCGCCGTGTAGGACTGCGCCGTGGCCGAGGCGGCGGTCGACAGGCTGTCGTGCGGAACCTCGGTGAGGTTCACCGCGGTGCCCGCGCTGTTGGCGGTCGAGCGCTTGACGATCTGGACCACGGGGAGCGCCGCCGCGGTCGAAGCGCCGGAACAGCCCGCGCCGTGCACCCAGATCGTCTTCGTGGCCGAACCGGTCAGGGTGAAGAAGTCGGTTGCGCTGGCGGCCGGCGTCAGGGCGACGAACCCGGCGGAGTAGGTTGCGCGGCGGATCGGCTGGACGTTCTGCGTCTGCGCAAGCACCGGCCAGGCGGCCAGGGCAGCGACGAAAAAGGCGGTCAGCAACGGGACAAAGCGACGCATGGTGGTTAACCCTTTCGGTTGATTCAGTCGTTGGGCAGGATCGGCTCTGGGTAGCAGCGGCAGTTTTTGACGACCACAGCGGAGTTGCCTACGGTGAACCAACCGTTAGCCGTCTCCATGGTGAAGACATGTCCCGCAAACTTTCTGACGATCTTGTTGATCGTGCGCAAGCTTTTGTAACGTCCGGAGGGACCGTTCGGGATGCCGCCAATCAAATCGGATTCGGCCCGGACGCGCTCAGCAAGCGCCTCCGCGCCCGTGGGATCGTAATTCCCCACCGCATTCCGCCGCGCCGCAGACGAGAAGACCTTTGCGAACCAGAGGTCGTGCAATCCTATCAAAGCGGCAACAGCGAGTTGGCCGTTTCGATTGAATTCGGCTGCGCTCGAGGAACCGTCACGAAGATACTCGACCGCCACGGCGTCCAGCGTAGAACCGCCTCCCAGGCGAACGTCCGGCGCATGCAGGCCATGCCGACTGAGGCCCGGCAGATCCTGATCAAAAAGGCCAGGGCCGCGCGATTCCGGAACATGCAGGAAGCCGCCCACGACACATCTCTTCATCATCCGGCTATTGGACCAGGAGAGCGCGAGATCGCGAATGCCCTGCAGCGCAAAGGGTGGGACGTGAGCCGCCAGGAGATGGTCGGACCGTATTGCATCGACATCGTGACCGGGCCGCTCGCCGTGGAGATTAAACAGAAATCTCGACTGACGTTCTCGCCCCACCAGAACATCAAGAGATCGAAAGAGATCGCCGAACGTGGGCTGGCCCTGATTTTCGTCGTCTTCGAAAGCCAGTCGGTGATCGACCAGGCTTTGAACGATGTCGTCGCCTGCCTCAATATCCTGCGCCGCAACCCACCCCCGCCGACAGAGTATCGGGTGATTTGGTGTAAGATCCAGAAAGCCGCCCTCGTGCTCGATGATGACAAGGTCTCCCTCGTACCAGCGCCGCAGCAGATTGTGACAACCGTTCGTCAAGGACACTTTCGTTGATGCCGGGAAGCAATTAGGCAGCGCGCCTGCGTGACCTGTCAGCCCGTCGAGAGTCGGCGGAGAGGACCACAGAACACGTTTGCCTTCCATCGCTTTGTGCGACGGCCGCACGTCCGAGTCCTTCGACGTGCGCCAGATATACCCCTCGGAGCCGATAGATTCGGCCCTCGCCTGTGTCAGCGTGGTCGCCACCCGGCCCGTCTCTGTCCGCGCGATCAGGTTGGCCCGGCTGCGCGTGACGTGCCCGGTTTCCATGATCCGGTCGGCGATTTCCTTTGCCCGCTCGCCCTTCGCCAACCCCTCGGCCGCCTGGTGCTGGACGCGCTCGGCCGCCTCGAGCGGCAGGCTGGTGATCAGGCGGACCTGCTCGTCGAGAAGCTGCTGCACCCGCAGGCCGGTGGGCGCCTGGCGCAGTTCGGCCCTGATCTCCTGGCCCATCTGCTGGGAGAATTCTGCCCAGGCCGCGAAGTCGCGCCGGGCGGTTTCCTCGATCATCGTCTTGCCGACCGCCGCCGCCCAGGGCTTCAGGGTCTCGGCGTATTTGCGAAGTGCCGTGTCGATCAGCGCCTGGGAGCGCGGATCCTCGAGGTCAAAGCCCTCGATCAGCGTGGCGATGTTGTCGGCGATCCGGCGCAGCTTCCGGCCGTATTCAATCTCCGCCCGCCGGACCCGCTCGAAGGCGGACCGGGCGCGGCGCGCCTTGGCACGTTCCTCGGCGGTCGCCACGGATCAGACGGAGCCGGTGGGACGCAGCGGCACCACGTTTCCGTCCGGGTTCGGCACGCCCGGCAGCAGTTCCTCAACCGGCGGCGGATCGGCTTCCGCCTCCGCAATCTGCTCGTCGGTGATCGATCCGAAAAAGCCGGTCTCGCGCGCCAGGCCGCGCAGTTCCTCCATGCCGGTGTGCCGGGGCATCAAGCCGCGATCGACAGCGGAGCCGATGGTCCGCTCCGCCTTTTCGGCGATATCGACACGCTCCGTTCCCGAAAGCTGCCAGAGCGGGTTGAAGTCGAACGCAAAGTCCTCCGGAGGCGGCGCGCCGAAGTAGGAACGCACCTGAAGCTGCATGACCTTGTCGAGTGGGTTCTCGAGGGTCTTCGTCTGCTTGGAGGCGATGGCGTCGTAGTAGAGACGAATATCCGCGTCGCCGGTGGCATTCAGGCCGGCGGGAGACTGGCCGAACAGCCGGACCAGCGGGATCTGCAGAGCGCCCGATAGCTGCTGGGCGAATTGCACCAGCACCATGTCCAGGCCGGAGAAGGTGTAAGACTGATGGTCCAGCTTGTCGTCGCCATCCAGCAGGGTCAGGCCCTCGATCCCCTGGTATTTGCGGATCATGCCGAGGTTGGCGACGATCTGGTTCAGCGCCGGGCCGCCGGCGGCGATCGCCTCGCGCAACCCCGGCAGGTAAAGCGTGCGAAGGTGCGCGCGGTAGACCAACTGTGCGGCGCCCTGCGTGGTGCTGTCGAAAGCGACGAGCCGGTCATAGAACGGTTCAAGAACGGATAGACCCCAGCCGAGTTCGCTCACCTTCTGCCAATACGGCAACTCTTCACCGACGAACCGAAGTGCGCGCGAGTGGTGGATCTTCATGTTCGGCAGCATCGCCGACGCGTTCGTCAGGTAATACATCGGCTGGCCGAATTCCGGCCCGAAGTCCGGCACGAGTTCCTCGGTGGTGGGGCGGACCGTCCAGCGATCCAGCGGCAGCACGCCACGAAACTGGCCCTTGCCGATCGTCTCGATCCGCAACGGTGTCGCAGGGTCCTGTCCATCGATCATCAGGAACCCGATGCACCCTCCGTAGAGACGGGCCCAGGAAATGGTCTGTTCC